CTCATCTGTGATTATAGCCTCTGGCTCAATAACAGCAAAAGAAGCATCTGAATTCTTAGTAGCTACAGATACAGCTTCTGATATTGATGTTACTAGTGTTTCATCACTTGGTCTCGTCTGATTTTCTACAGGCTGCTTTTTCTTTGAAGCTTGTCCTCTAAGTGTCGATGCCATATTTTTACACCTGGATGCGATGGGAATTAAACCCATGATCGAAATTATTCACAATTAAATAGTTTCTCTAACTATCAACCAATCTGCAAATTTCACCAACCATCCTTATGCAGAATCAGGATCCACCCGATACAATCGGGGCAACCATTTCAAAATATTATTCCACTTATGCAAGATCAGAGTAAGAGATTTTAAATCTAAAGTCTTCTTACTCTGTCTAAAATATCGTGGATACCGAGAATCACTCAGGCTTTTCAGTCTTCTCAGTATCAATTGTAAGCTTAACAAGCTCAGCGGCTGCAGTCTTAAGGCTTCTAAGCCCCTTTCTTGCTCTAACTCCTGCTGAAGCATTTCCGCCTGCGTTCTTATGAACATCAAGATCAATGCTATCGACAATGAGCTTGAGCTCCTTCCACTTATCAAGTACTGTTGCACTCATACTACTTCTCCTTATTATTACTCACTCAATATTGGTGACGTAGAAGTCTCATTTCTTCCTTTGACGGCACCGACTATTGATAACATCTTATTTCTATCTTCTAATTCAAGAGCAAGCAATTCTATAATTTTAAGCATGGTCATCTGACTCACACCAAATTTTTGAATTTCTTGTGAAATCTGACGAGCTAGAAAAAAATTAACTGCATCCTCATCTGAAATTTTCTTTTCAGAAAACTCATTTGATAGTTTTAGCTTCTTTTCATCCATCACTCAAAAACCTCTCTACTTATGTAATTTTCTAGAGCAAACCTGTCTTTTTCTTCAATTGTAAGAATTTTTCCTACAATTTCTCCATCAATAACTTCACGAGTTAAAATTATTTGCGCTCCCCAGTGTTTCTCATCAAGAGTAAACTTGATGTGTTCCCAGACAGGCAAGTCACACTTATAAAGCTCTAATAAATTTCTCAAGTCAGAAGGGATAAAAAATTTCAATTCATCTGTTGTTACAACTGACCTAAGTTCATCCTTACCGGGTATGATCTCAGATCGACAGAGATCGAAAACCTTATGAATAACATTACAGTTATTACACTGTACATATTTTGGAACAACCGTGTCATTTTCAAGAATTGAAAAAACTGTAAACTTATGAAATACAGGATTCTTCATCTTCCTGTATTGAGGAAGCATGCAGTGGCACTGAATTAGGTGCTTTTGACATGTCCTCATTGAGACATCACTTTACAAGACGTATGAGCATATCAACACCATCACGCATAGTTGCATCAATAGCACTTGTGATGATATTTGCAGTAACAGTGAGGTCCTTATCAGAAAGAGTAAGCTTACCCTCAGTGCGTGCTCTTGCAACAGCACTTACGACATTTGTCTTCACAATATCGCTAAGATCTAAAACAGCTCTACCCACTCTTGTTTCTAAACTCATTTAATCCTCTACTTATAATCGTCTTTAGTGTACGACTGTTAAGCATTTTTATATCTAGTCTTAGGTGGTGTAAAATACAAATTCACTTTGCGTGCTTATCAGCAACACCGGATGATGCCCAAGCATCGGGCTTGCATCTAAAATTAAATCCCATAGAAGAAACCCACGATCTTATCTGATTGAGCACAGTAAAGGTTGGAAACCTATCATCTGAATTGACATCGGCATGAACAACAATTCGATTGTTTGGAATGTATTTCATCAGTTCTATGCTGACGTCTATGGACTGTGACACTTCTTCCATCATTCGCTGTTTTAAATTCTTGTAATGAAAGTTTCTTGTGGTTCTTCTAAAATAATAATCAGCACCCTTTCCCTGCTCATAAAGGCATATCACAGTAGCAAAATTGTGGCTGACACCACCTTTTGGTCTATGTGAATCAGTGCCTACATGAACTGTGTAGTTGCTGTTGGACTTAATTTTTTTAACAATGTAGTTGATGTCAACTTGATCTCCAGAAACCGGCACATTCCAGCTTTCTGTATAATCCTCAACGAGCTCAGAGACTTCTTGAATTGTCATTACAAATCATTCCTCCGATGCTTCTTAAATTTTTCTCACAAGAAGTTGCATGCTTTATTCCAGACATTAATTGACTTGTAAGAAAAAATTGAGATACATTTTTTAGTGATAAAATTATCTTCCTGAGATCAGGAGACTGAACTTGTTCTAATAGCTCAGAAAGATCAACTATACCAAATTTTGCACCTGACTTAAAACTTCTAATATGACAATTAACCCTATCAGTGTAGAGGCCTTTTAGATCTTCTAGATCGTCACCTAGATTGACAATCGTTCCTGATCCCATGAGAGTCGTAAGACGTTTCTCTATTATCTCACTCTTTAGGGGTTCCATTGACTCTATCTTCATTTTTCGAAGATTTTTTCGATGACGTTCAACAGACTTTCGAGTTCTATCATTCATTAGAACGATATTCGATCTATCAAATGTAATTTTGATACTTTGGACTGTTCCTAGCTCTTCCCACTTCTTGGTTGATATAAGGTCTCCCTTAAGTGAGCTTATTAGGTCACATCCAGAAACCACACAGATGTCATTTATCATATTGGCACCAGTGGCATCATAAGGAACAATCAAAGGAATCACACGAAGTCTACTATGATAAAAATTTATTCCTAGAGTGTTGAGAACATCTTTATCAAATCCACGGGCGGCAATTATGACTGGAATATTTTTGTCATAAGATGTATGAACAATTCCATTTATCTCTGACATGCTCTCAATAATTCCATCAATAGCCATAACTCTGCATTCTTCAAAATTTTTCTCTGATACAGTGACTCCACCTGAAGAGAGAAAAATATCTGGAAATTCAACAGGAAACTTATAGCCATTCGCAATTTGGATGCTCGATCTAAAGCCATCAGATGCAACTTGAATTGTAGAATTTGCTCCGCTCATTCTAATAGCTCGATTTGCTATTCCAAAAGAGCTAGGATCACGATCAAAATTGCTGAGTATTTGAAGAACCTCAGAAGATGAGCAACGTCGTGTGTGACGCTTTAAAAGGACCTTCAGCTCATTTTCAATGCTTTCAGAATTTTTAGTCGACCATAGACTGCCTGGACGCCTCAATAAGTGGCTAAGGGCTATCAAGCAGACCACTGCAGAAGTTCCCTGGGTGCCTTCTGCGTCATTCAAAGCGCTTAGAATGATATTCTTTAGGTGCTTTGACTCGGACGAAACAGAAGTCATTTCAGAGGCCCATCGAACTACATCGATGGGCTGCACCTGAGACGTTCTGTTGCCAAAACTAAAGTGGTGTCTTTGACTCACCAAATCATCCAATTTTTTTTGGATATTTTCTGTGAGCTGTCTGAGATTTAAATCGATTGATTTTTTTTTGATAGTTCTTACAGTCATCTTCTACGAAATCAATTATAATCAGTTGAATCTCCGTAGTGTTGGACAGTAATGTTACTAAATATTTTTGATACAGATGAAAGGACGCTATAGACGACCTTGATCTCTTCCTGATCTAATTTAATTCTCTCTTGTCGATCTTGCATCTCTAATGCAACTCTAGCGACAGAACCAACCACTCCAAGCACAGCAAAAACAATGCCTGGAATGGTTTTATCTGATAGAAATAGCGCGCCAGAAATTAAAAAGATGATCTCAGGTGAAGAAAACTTCACTTGCATCAACTATCTCTCCAGAGGTGATTGCTGGCATAATTCAAAATCTCCTCTGCTGAATCCTCGTTGTATCCGTAGTCATTCATGAGAGTCTGAACCATCTCGTTGTACTTCTTCTTCTGTTCATCATCTCGTGTCTTGGACTTGGTCACAATTCTCGCCATGTCCTTGACAGACCTGATTAGATAACTCTCAATTGCTTCCTTGAGAGGCTCGTACGAAGTGTAGTCAACCTTCTCACCTCGGCGCATTCTTGCGAACATATATGCTGTGACGTCTGATCGAAATCCATCACGTGATGATCCTGTGATGCCAATCATCTCTTCGATGGACTTCATAAAGTTCTCATCAGGATTCATCTCCTCCTTCGTGATCTTGTTCTTAAGACGCTGACGAGTTGCATGAGCCTCAGCATTATCAAGATAAGCATCGAATAGTGACTGTGCCTGCTCCTCATATGCTGCAATGAATGCCTTGGCAATCTCTGTCTCGAGGATCTTGAGGTACTCCTCACGGACAACCTTTTGAATAAGTTCAAGGCACTTGTCCTTGTACTCCTGATCAACAATTTGTTCCTTAACCTGCTTGACAAGTGAGTCCATGACTGAGATAGGAGTAATAACATTCTTATCTGCATCTGTAAGAGCATTGTCAATCGACTTCATGATAAACCTGGTGGATATACCACTCATGCCCTCATTTTGAGCCTCCTCACGGAGGTCTCTAATGTCAACCTTCTTTACACGTCCCTTCTCAATCACCTCCTCTCCATTGTAGATCTTCATCTTTGTAAGAAGATCACACTTGCTCGTTGGCTTTAGGCGTGACATCACTGAAAACATGGATGCCACCTTAAGTGTGTGCGGAGCGATATGAGCTGAGAAGTTTGCCTTTCCAAGGATCTTCTCGTAGATCTTGACCTCCTGATCTAGCTCTAGAACGTAGGGAACATTGATCTTCACAAGACGATCAAGAATTGCCTCGTTGGTGTGCTCGGACTGGAAACGGTTCCACTCGGACTCGTTACAGTGGGCGAGGATCACGCCGTCGAAATAGATCATATCATGCTTGCCAGGTGAGGGAACCCTCTTCTCCTGGGTGGCTGTGATGATCGTGTGGAGGAACTCAATTTCATTCTTGAACACCTCAACGAGCTCAACGATACCACGGTTACCCACGTTGAAGGCACCATTGAGTGATAGAACTCGTGGATCGTCCTCTGCGTAGATATCAAGCTTGGAGATGTCCTCAGAGCCAATCAGGACTGAAACATCTTGGCTGTTTGCATCCATGGGAGGCACAGAAGCGACGCCTCGGCGTCCACGCTGGGAGAATGTCGTCTCAACAACCTTGAAATTCTCGTACTTTCCATCATACTCCGCAAGCAGCTTCTGGCGTGCAACTGGGCTGATATCACCTTCAATTGTGACGCCAAGCTCCTTCTCGAAGTCTGGACGAAGGGCACGGGGAACAAGCTGAAGTGGCTCACCACGCTGTGGGTCACCATCGAGGTGGAAATATGGAAGCTGCTCAATTGCCCTCTTGATGTGCTCTGTTAGAGCTGACTTTCCAGCGCCAACTGGGCCCATAAGGAGGAGAACCTGACGTGATTCCTCTCCCTTGTGTGCAGCAGACTTTAAGAATCTCATTAACTTGGCAACAGTTCTTTCAGCGCCAAAGAAATCCTTCTGAAAGTAGTCATAGATTTTGATATTTTCACCATCAAAAATTCTATGCTTTCTTGAGTCAGTATCAGGCATTACTGATACGCCCTTACTTTCAATGGAATCACAAAGTCTCTTGTGAGCTGTCTTTGTGATGTCTGGATTTTGCTTGACAACCTCCATGTAGTCGATGAGAGTTCCCTCGAACTTCTCAGTCTTCTTGATGTCTCGCTGTGTCTGAATAAGATCTAGGAACTTCTTCTTTGATGACTTCATGTAATACCGCCGTTTTGTAAAGATATCTGAGCAGAGAATCTGTTAAATTTCCCAGGATTCTCCCTCGACAATAGTGAACATTTTTACCTCGCCACCCCATAGCTCATGAACGTGTGAGATGACCTCATCAGCATTATTTAGTTCTAGATCTCGACCATCATGATCGTGTTCCAGAACTAGAACATCATCTTTTGTGAGTTCTGAAATATGAATTGATGGAATTCCACTCATCCCAATATTCTTGATAAGAGTGTTTTTCACTTCTTTCCATCCATCCTCATCAGAAATCTCATCAATTTTATAATCGTCCTTTTGACGTGAGAATGTAAAAAGTCCCAGATCAAAAGCATCTTCCTCTTTTAGGTATTGACGTAAAAAGCTTATATCATGTGCAGTTTCACGTGCAATAAAACACTCGTCAATTCCGTGACGCTCTTCGATTTTTTTAAAGATCTCAAATCCAAGGTGGTAGGGATTCAGACCACCTACATGAGGACGTATGACTTGGTTGTGACTTTTGAGGAAAGGAATGTGGTACTTCTGAGGAAGCTCTAACTTATTCATTAATCGATAGTGCCAGAAACTTGCCCATCCCTCATTCATAATTTTTGTATGAATCTGAGGCATGAAATAGTTTGCTTCATCTCTGACAATATCAATGATGTCTCGCTTCCAGTCATCAAATTTACCGTACTCAGAAATAAATCCAAGAACATCGTACTGTGGCTCAAGTGGAATTTTTGTAATATCAAATTTCTTCCAATCGCCCTTCGTGTCCTCGTTTATAAGCTTTATGTACTTATCTTTTAAGTCCTTGTGTGTAGGCTTAATAATAGGAAATCTATCTGCCTGAAACTGAATCGCGTGTGCAGCATCAAGGACCTTTTCAACCTCATCAATTCCAATGTGAGGATCCTCTGTGTATCCTTGAATTCTCTTTTTTGCATTTCTAAATCTCTGTACAACAGACTCGGGTCTAGTGTCCCTAAACATTCTATTGTTCTTGAAGAAGTCTGAGTGACCCACACAATGACACATAATGAGAATCTGAAGGTACGCAGGGTTCTCCTTCATCAGATATGCTATGGATGGATTTGAATTAATAATGAGCTCATAAGGCAATCCCTCCATTCCAAGATTGTACATCTGGTGGGTTCTCTCAAAGCTCTTTCCAAAACTCCAGTGACCGTAGTGTGTGGGCATCCCATGATACGACATATGACCGATCATGGAGTAGTAGTCGCAAACTTCATAGTGGATAGGAAACCAGTCAAGACCTTCTGACTTAGCTAGCTCACAAATCCTCTCATCATACTCAGAGAGGAGATCCGTTGACCATTCATCACTGGAATCAAAATGTGTCATCTATTTACCTGCACTCTCTTTCCGAGCAGCTTTCTAAAGGCGGGCCAAATATCACCCTTTGAAGAAATATCAACGGTTTTAAAGTTGTTGTCAACAAGAGGCAAATAAACCTGATTTAGCTTCTTATCAGGATCCCAAGAGAGTTTTTCTTCCTTAGGCTCAATTTGACAGTATCCGAAGAGCTGACTCACACTCTTGATTGAGGAAGCGAGATCAAGTGTCTTCTTCTCATCACTCTCCCAATTGTCTCCATCGCTGCACTGAAAGCAATATATGTTCCAGCTGTTTGGGTGGAATCTCTTGTTGATGATATCCTGAACCATTTGAAGACCTGAAGAAACTACAGTGCCACCACTATTTCCTCTCTTGAAGAATTTGTCTTCATCAACTTCATATGCTTCCGTGTCGTGTGCAACGAACACGACCTCACAGTTCTCATACCGAGCATTAATGAAGTGATAGAGAAGAAAATAGAAGCTTCTTGCAAGAAACTTCTTATTTTGTGACATTGATCCGGAAATGTCCATCAGGAAGAAAATGACTGCGTTGGATGACTCCTTCACGTCTTTCTTGATGTGACGATACTTCAGATCATTTTCGTGATATGGAAATCTCTCTTCCTCATCTTCAACCGAGGAAGTCTGAACTTCATTCACAGAAGTCGATTCTAGATTTTCCCTTCTAAGGGCAGACTTTTTTCGCTTGATCCTGTTGATCGCCGTCTTTTTCTTATCAAGACGAGGACGAATACCGTCATTTCTATATCCGTGTCGCTTCCACTTCTCGCCAACTATATTTTTAATGCTCTTTTTGGCAAGCTCAGGAAGCTCTAGATCATTAAAGAGGTAATTAGCAAGCTCTTCGAGGGTGATTTCTACTTCGTAGAATTCAGTTCCCTTTTCATCGCTTCCCTTACCGCCTTTACTTTTTTGTTTGGATCCAGCTTCACCTACTTTTTGACCTCTCTGAAGGTCTTCGCCGGGAGCTGATCCAGCTCTTTTGTTCTGATCATTGTCTCCGTAGATGAATCGGTACTCTTTGATACCGCGGACGGGGATGTTGATCTTCTTCTTGCCGTCCTGACCGATTATAGACTCTTCAGAGACGATATTGTGAATGCCCTCTTTGATGGCATCCTCAATCTTCTTCTTGTGACGTCTACGGTCTGATGCAGACCTATCAGCAATTGTTTTGTGTTCCCTGAATATTGACATACTCCATAATAAATATGGCACTCAATTTGCAGGGATAAACTATTATCACCTAAAGATCATACAATAGTCTACTGTAATCTATCAATTGCTGAGACTGCAAAAGTTTTTAAAAAATCTGGAAGTAATTCAACCGCAATAATTGGACTCACCCAAACACCCTGAATATGCTCATAATTTCCATAGACAGGATTCATTTTAATTACTGGATCTTGGTGAGATCTTGCAATATAGAAAGAGAGATTATCTGATGATATTGGATCAACACCCCAATCAAATGAAAGATCATCAATAGAAGCTTCTTCAAATGTCTCACGAATTGCACATTCAAAAGATGATTCATTTGGCTCCATGCCACCCTTTGGCAAGTCCCATGTTCCATCATAATTGAGAAGAATTAAAAACTTTTGACCGTCAAAAAAGTCTCTAACAACAATTAATCCTGCGCCGTCTTTGTAACTCATGTACGTGAATCCTTCAAATGAACAGTCTGTAAGTATTGATCACTTCTTGAGACACATATGAAAATCAGGAGGAAACATATCACGACTTTTCTTGTAGAAAGATTCCCAATTTGAGTCTAGAATGTAGGTGACAGCATGATCATCTGCGCTTCTAATTGACCGTCCGACAGCTTGAACGATCGTCTTTGCAGTCTGCAGTGGATACCACCAATTCCACTTGTGCATTCGCTTGCTAACAAGCTTGTCTCCGAGGTATGGATACGGAACCTTGCACACGACCTGAAATCGTGACATGTCCTGCTTGAGATCAACGCCCTCAGACATAGATGGTGAAAGGAGAATTGTTGGCTCCTTAGACTTCATGTGCTTTTCTAATGTCTCGTCCCGATTGTTCGCATCATGAACCAGCAGACGATTTGACTTGATGTGCTTTTTAATATAAGAAGCAATCTTGTATGAGTGCGTATGGATGATGCCCTTTTCATTCTTATGCTCTGTCATAATACTTTTAATTGCCTCGACAAGCTTAGGAAGTGAATTATCAATTCCATTTTGAGTCATACTGCCCACAGGAAAAAAGAAGATAGGGCGATTCTCAACTGGAAACGGAGATGGAAGATTGATAAATGCTGAGTCTTCTGGCTTGATACCAAGTGACTGACAGAATGCATCCCGATTCAGGATGGTTGCCGACATGAGAATTACACGCTCTCCGAGTCTAAAAATCATGTTCTCCGCAAAAGGAGCGACATCAATAGGCTTAAAAGAAAGCTTGCACATTGACTTACCGTCTGCTTCAACAAACTCATACACCCAGTTGTCTGAGTCGTACACATCAATAAACTTTGTGAGCTTCTCCTTGTGCCCCTTGAGGAGGTCAATCTGTCTTGAGAGAGCAATAAAATCATTGAGCTTTGCCTTGATTCCACTGTACTTCTCAAGCATAGACTCAACGTGATCGACGTGTGACTTCACCTTTGGAAGGTAGATGTCACGAATCCACAAGTGTGCCTGATGCTGCGTCTTTGGTCGCTCAAAGTCTATTTTAAGGACAGTCGTGCAAAAACGCTCAGATACTGTCACCTCAATAAACTTACTCAGTTCACCTTCAGTGTTGTGTGACTCATCAATTACAAGCAATTGACGCTTTGTGATCTTTCCCGAGTAGTTAGACTCCGTAAGGAGGTAGGGAAAATTTGTCACCGAAGTCGTGGACTTAAGAAATTCCTGCTTTTCATTCTTGTATGTGCAGTAACCCATGCAGGAGTTCCAAAACTTGGACCCCTTGTCCTCGACCTTCAGCTCCTTCTGGCTGTCAGCACACGTGTTATGCTTCTTGAACTTGCACTGATAGTTGCTCGAGCTCTTGATAGATCTCAGACCAATCTTGTGAAAGTCACGAGTGTACTGATCCTGTAGGATCTTCTGAGTGGTCACAAACCACGCACCAGCCTCAGAAGTCGTGTCAGTCTTTTCGTCTCTCTTCGGAGAATTCAAAGCACAAAAAGCCTTTGCAATTGTCAGACCAATTGCTGACTTTCCAACTCCAGTCCCAGCCTCAATGATGATAAAACGCTTTCCCTCATTGAGATTCTTGATGCAGAAGTCAATTGCTTCCTTCTGTTGATCTCTAATGTTTGAGTAGGGAAAGAACTTACTGTAGTCTTCCATTCGTGTCACTTTCCTGTGTACCAGCTAGGAGTCTGAGACTTTGGTTCCCACTTGGCGAACCGATTTTTGTAGCGATTGTAGTAGTGTCTGTAGGATGTGACTACGTCCTCTGATGCTGCTTTGCAGTCATCTGGGACGCATCTGGGATGCTCTGTTAGAGAGAATGATGGTAACAGTGGCTTGTTCTCGGAAAGCCACAGATGAACTCCTAGAGACTTGTGCACCTTTTCATAGCGCTTTGTGTACTCATCACAAAGAGCCAGACCGAGTCTAGAGTGCCACTTATAATTCTCAAGGCTCTCGCGAGTCCAAATACTGCATGGGTGGTTGATGTGTGTCATCTTCCACGGAGGCTGTAGAGCAGTGCCTGTATTAGACTTTAACCAGTCTTGACAGTCTCTTACACGCTTGAAGTCATTAATTTTTTTAGATTTGCTATCAAGAAGGGAGAGCCAGTGCGCAGTGCACAACATCTGCGCACTCTCCAGAATCATCTTTACGACATGTTTATTGCAATGGTACTCTGCCGCCTTGAGCGGATCCAAGTCCAACACAAAGATATTCATGCTTTCAAATCACTTCGTCAACGAGCCCATATTCCAGACACTTATCAGCGTCCAACCAGAGATCATGCCTGAGAAGATCCTCAAGAACCTCATCAGACATACGAGCCTTCTCACGATACAGGGTCTTAATTCGATTCATTAAACGCTGCTGATTCTCAAACTCATCCTTAAACTGCTCATGAGTTCCCTCAACCATCATAGCTGAAAGCTGATGAATAAGCATAAGTGAGTTCTTGTGAATAAATCTCTTGTCACCTGCAAGGCTCATAAGCGTCGCCGCTGATGCTGCAGATCCATCGACGTAGGTGTGAACATCAGTCTTCAGCGATCTAATAGTGTCAACAGCGGCAAGACCTGAAAATAGGTCACCGCCGCCTGAGTGAATGTGGAGTCTAATTGGAAATGGAGAATTCTTGAGACCAAATCGAATTGATAGACACTGCATCTCAGTGTCTAGACTACGGAGGATCTTATTAAGATCAAGAACACTAGACTCAGTGACATGAGCGTAGAAGTACACTCGATTCTCATCAACAGCAACACCCTTGTCCAGACCAGGGATGCCCATAGGATGGCCATCAGGATCATCCATCACGTGCATCATTTGATCAGGTGACATGTCAGAATTTCCTCCGCCATTTGCATTGAATCGTGTCTTCCTAGAACGTCGTTGTGTTCTCACATGACCTCTTTTTTTAAAAAGTAAAGCGGCCAACGAGACTCGAACTCGTAACAATCAGTTTGGAAAACTGAGACTCTACCATTGAGCTATGGCCGCGCCAAATTATTATAGTGTATATCTGTTAAATGTATAGTGAATTTCAATCAATTTTTGGTAATTTTGAACCGGGCTGAAACATCTTCCACGACTTTAGAGTTCCTGGGTCTTCCTTATTAGATTTTTCGTATGCTTTTGCATACCTCTCTGATTCCTCATCCTCAAACCAAAGATCACCTAGTTTATAGAGCGGAACATATCTAATAAAAAGCTCTTCTCCAGCCACTATATCACGCGTTGTAGTGTATTGCATGGATTCAAAATCATAATTTGGACGCCATGATAAATTACAATTGACTCTGTGGTTGTAGATGCCTCCGTAACCAAGTGAAAATGCACAAAGTCCATCTCTTCCCCAGCCAAACGGATACTCCGAAAATTTATGAGTGCCTCCATTAAAGCTATTGAGATTTGAAAATGTGTCTTTATGTACAAGTAGCACAGGTGCTGACTCTATGAGAGTGTTCTTTGGAATGTCTTCAAGAGCAAAACACCCCTTACCCATACTAGGAGTCATTCTTACTTGAACTCTTGGATCAACAAAAAATTGCGGAAGATCTCCTCTCACATGAGTAAAAAGTTGCGTCTCTCCCTTCTTGTAATAATGAACTGCCTCATCAGACTCAAGGCCTTCAGGGACATCCACTTCCATTCCTACTGAAAGTGTCTTAGAATTTCTAGAGTATGGACCCACATAAAGACGCTGTGGATAATATGAGTCATCCTCAACTGTGACATTGATATTTGACTTTTCTCTGAAGAATTTAAACTTTTTTGATTCACTCATGTTTTTTCTCACTCAAGTTTTCTGGAATTGCTTGTATATAACACACTTTTGTTGTAACAAAAATGTCAAGAAGATTCACATTTTCAGGTCTTGACTTTCTAATTTTCTCAACAGTAGTTTTGCCTTTTAACTCGAACTCAATTGTGCAAATTCCAGAGCCTGCATCAAAGAGTGATAGGTCAAATACATCTAAATCTCTTTGATTATCATACATCAATTCTAAAAGATAGTCCAGAATCTCTCCCTCAGTAGGAGTTTTTTGAAAATTATCTAGTATCTTTTTTGAAAGTGCACACTCGCTTAGACACTCATCATTTATAAAACTTAATATCACAGATGCAATATCTGTCTTCTTAAAATCGAGGATGGGATCTCTGTCACCGCCGTGTCTAGTGTCAAAAAATTTTGTATATGTGTACTCAACTGTGTCATCATTTTCAAGAAGATGAGATGTCAACAGCTCCCAGGGACCAAGATCAGAAAGTACAACACGCATAATGTTCAGTCTATAGAATACGACTTCACATCAAAGGTGTAAAAAGTAAACATACTTAGAAATATGAAAGACGTCTTTACCGAGATAGCAAAGACATCAAGTATTCTTATATTGACTTTGATTTTAATAATTCCTATTCTGTTCATGGAATCATGCACACCATCATCTGTACCTCATATTTCTGATAGAAGAGTGTGGAGATACACATCTTTTGTAAAGCTAGACATTGATATGTCGTCGGTTCCTACTGGGTGTATTTCACTACCTCCTGATACATCATGTACAGATTTTACAGATTCGATGAATCCTGTCACGATGTCAGGAAACGGATCTGGAATGATCATAAGGCACAGTAGAGAAATGACATTTATTTTGACTGCAGCACATGTGTGTCGAGATAGAAGAAACTACTCGATGAGAATTACAACGCTGCGAGGAGCTGCAGAGATCTCTATTGAGCAAAGATCAGTATTGACATCAGTTGATTACTATGGAAACACACATTTAACAAGTGTGTTCTCGTCAGATGATGACAATGACATATGCATTGTAGTGACTCCAGGTATATGGGGTAATCCAGTTCCAATCTCTTCGATTGGCCCTGAAGTGGGAGATCTTGTTTACAATGTAGCCTCTCCATTAGGAATATTTGAACCAAGAATGGTCCCTATTTTTGAGGGTCGATATGTAGGCAGAGATTCTGGAAATAGGAGCTACTATACAATCCCCACTGGTCCAGGAAGTTCAGGATCTGCAATTCTTAACAACAGCGGAGAAATTGTGGGCGTGATACACTCAGCATTCACAGACTTTGAAAATATAGCAATATCAGCTTCTTTGGATGATATTAGAAGAATTTCAAGAACAATTGAAAGTCAATAGGCGGGATCTTTTTGGTCAAGCGTCTTCTTTACAAAGTCAACATATTTTCGGGCGAAGAGCTCTGCCTCATCCTTAGTCTTAAAACTATGTGTGTAAGTTGAAAGAGACTCATCCTGTGGAACTTTTATTTCCACGTAAAATCCAGTATCAACAGGATAGATTGAAACATCGACAGGTGCGGTTTCATAATACTGTATGGGATCATTATTACGAGTTGAGAAATTATGACCTATCTCTTCACGAATCAGTCTCCGTAGAAGACGAATTTCTAAATCACTCATTTGAACCCTCACACGATTGTGTAAATGAGTCTGAAATTTCTCTTGACCATATTGTCATCAGAATGTCATCTGATGAATGATTTAAAATCGCTGAGTTTCTCACTTGATTATTAGATGTCATCGTATCCTGAACATATAGAAGATCATTTATCTCACATGATGAACCCTGTTCAATTCTTAAGAATCTTTCTCTGTCTTCATCAGACGGAATAAAATGAACTGGATCGTATTCCTCAGCAGACACATCTAGTTGTCCAGGATCTTCTTTGTTTGAGTCTTCCTGGGCAAGGACCGCACTAGAAACTGCTATTATTGAAGCAGAAAGTAATGTAAGATATAACTGTGTCTTTGTGAGATATAATTTTCTTCTGAGAACCATTCCTGTAATTATGCATTCTGTTTTGCTTTAAAAGCAATGCGGTGGATAATACCCACCGCATTATACAGAACTAATATCTAAAATCATTCAACTTTGATTTCAAATCGATCAGATTTTTTTTTGTGTGTGGGAAGCATTACACTTAAAATACCTGATTCATACCTGGCAGTGAGATCTGCAGCATTCACAGAAGTCGGAAGTTTCCAGGATCTGGTAAATTCATCATAAGCATATTCTCTAGAAGAGAATTGAGAATCAGACTCAGCAGTTTCAGACTTAGCAGAAATTGTCAGACATTCTGCATCTGTGTGTATCTTGAAATCACTTTTAGAAAATCCAGGTGCAGCTAATTTAATAACATAACCTTCTTCAAGTTGCTGAACGTTGGCTCTGGGAACAGTGTGTGAGCTGTCTCTTGAGATAACTCTTGTGCCAACGAGCGCGTCAAAAATGCTGTCAAACTCATCAAGAGAATTGGTTGTTAAATCAGACCACCAGCGAATTGGAAAAATGCGAGTCATTAAATTATCTCCTTATTTTTGACGTCCGAATCGGACAAAAGGACGATAAACACTCTTTATAGTTCGAAAACCCCTAAAAATTATTTTTGTGCATAATGTCTGTAGTTGTTATATGATGTTAACAAGGAGACAATATGTTCAATTTTAGATGGTCACAAAATCATCATGTTGAAGGTGTTGTGGTTAGATTTCACTCCAAGAATGCAATTTTTTGGCGTGAAAAGAATGAGTTTGGACCAGATCTCACACGATGGAATTATGCAAGTGAAATTTATGAAGAAAAAAAGCATCCGCATGCACTTGTTGTGGATGCGGATGCTTGTGGTGCTTATGTCAAAGTGATGTGGGGAGAGAAGATCGGATGGGTCTCCGCCGCTTCTCTGACAAGTAGCTAATTAGATCAGCGAGAACCTGCGATTCCACCTGCTGTTGGACCAGCACCTGCGAGAGCGCCGCCTGATGTCTGCTTGCCTCTTGCACGACCAGAAATATCACCCCTCTTTGCACTAGCGCTAGAGACATCAGCATCAAGAGCAACTGCGCCACCTGTCTCTGGTTCACTCATCTTGAGAAGCTCTGAACCTCTAAGTGCCTTATAAAGCTCCTCAGAGGCATTTTGAGCCTCTATTGCAACTCTACCAATAAACTCTCTTGCATCTTTGAATGCAGCAGAAAGCTTTGGAAGCACATCAGGAAGAGCTCGTTTCACCTTTTCATCAGTCTCTACGTTCTTAAATTCGCTGTAAAGATCTGTGAGTGACTTCACATAATCCATCATAGCAACGCCAACTGCATCAGTGTCAGAGATCTTCTTGCTCTTTGCTGTCTTTGCAGCAACATTTACGGCCTTAAGACCCTTTTCTAGAGCTTTCATCTCAGGAATCTCAGCTGCGATGTCAGCTGTCGTAGCGCCTCCGTATCCTGTGTAACCAGGAACAGCTGATCTAGCGATAGACTTACCCATAGCGGATAGACCCTGGCCTATCTTGCTGAAGAACTTTTCATTGAGCACATCAACAACTTCGCTGGATGCGCTAATTGTTGCATTTAGATCAGTGTACTCATTAAGCTGCTTCACAAGACGAGCTTCGTGAAGTGCAACTGCCTTCTTTGCTTCATTCAAGGTACTGATGTCCTTGAGGGTTGATTCTGAAAGTGTTGACTTCTTTGAAGATTCAGCATCTACAGATGCCTTCGTCTCTCTAATAATTCTGCGCAATTGATCCCGAGAAATCTTGGTCATTCGAGCCTCTCCATGAATAGTGCAAACAATGCACTCTAATTTGTCTATAAATAATGACCAAGAATGGAAATTGACTTCTTTCGATACTTATTTGTAATCTATCGCAGAGGAAAAACGTACTTCAGTGTACTTTCACGAATTCTAAACACAGAACCACGCCACAAAACTTCGTGTACAGCTAAGTTCTTTTCTAAGATTGATTCAAAAAGTGACATCTGTTTTGATGTCACTTTTTCTTTTTTCTCTCCAACATAAACCAAAACCTCACCACTGCTGTCATAGAAATTTCCACTTCCAACAATGAGTGACTTTGGTCTTACAACAATGTACTGATCTGCCCTGTTTTCATTATATGGAAAATAACCTATGATTGTGTCTGGGCGGCACTTTAGAATCATTCCTATCTTCAAGTGCTTCTTATTCATTATAATCCCTGAACTTTTTTTAAGTGATTGCAGCGGGATTCTACTATCTCACCGTCCCAAAGCACATAGGCGCGTTCAAAATTATCTGTCTGTCTAGCGGATGCGGATCCAAGTATGATTCCTGCTACATTAATCTTTTTTGGGCCCACCCACCTTCTCCAGCCGCTGCTTGGTCTGCTGCTCATGGGAATTATTGTCTTGTAGAATCCTTTATAGTACAGACTGTCTGAAGATACATTTTGCCTCACAGATGATTTCTCTGTGCTGAGAACGACAAGGTCGCCTATTGAAAAGTCTTGCGGATCACTGTTCATCTATAATCTCAAGAATTTTTGCATTCCACGGAAGTGTGACCAGTTTTCCATCCCACATGATAAGTGCTTCTGTCGATCTTTGATATGATGTAGCACCTGGAATATCATCCCGAGGCGGTTCTCCCTCAACCTCAATCCAATATGGGTAAGGTCCTTCTACAGCACCCATACACAAAACAAGTGAACCTAAGGGAATATCCACACATCCAAGTTTTGTCTTTACTGTGTTAGATGTTGTGTATAGAAGACCTCTAACGGTTTCTAGATCAGAGTCTTCGTGTAAAAAAACAAAGCTACTATCACCCCTGACAACTCTTAATAGACGTCCTTCTGGGACTGGTAGTAAATGTTTTTTCACACTCACTCTCGTAACTCCCACTCCTCCCAATCGTGTTCTTTGCCAGGAGAAGATTGCCTTCGTTGATTTGCTTCTTCACGTGCAGATTCCCATGAAGAATAAATTCCAATAACATTTTGATCTTTGCGACCCACAGACCACTCCCACAGGATCCACACAGACTTCTTGATGTTATTTACAGTTTCTGTGCTCAAGGTGCCTCCGTGAGTGACATGACAATAAATTATAGTCAAATTATTCTAAATTTACATTACTCTTAGCAGGGACAATTCTTAGGTAACTATTCGTACACAGCAGTACAGAACACATATTTAAAATTGCTTCAGTAGAGACAATTAAATGAACACAATTAGAATCCTTAGAAAACTCATAGAGTCATATATTGTCGAGGGAGGCTTAAAGCTTCCACCCGAGGAGAGAAAAGATCTCACACCCGTCATTGTCAGGGATGCAGCTGAGATATACAGAAGCTTTCTCAAGGGGTTTAACCTGTGGCTAGAAGCTCTTGGTGTGTCTCCTATAAATCCAGTTCGACCAACAGGATCATCAGTCCATGCTGAGAAGGACATCATCGATAGACCTGATGCAGTGTATGGCGATATCGACTACCTTGTTTCATTTCCTGTAGAATACACATCAGATGAAGCAGGTGTGATGAGGAAGGAAGAGGCAGCATCTGTCAAGCAGTACTTAGACTATCTTTCCGAGTACATAAGCACAGTGCGCCCAAGTGAGATTGACGCTGATCTCACCCTGAAAGGAAACCCACAGATGATCATTGTCAGAGTTCCAAATGTGGGACTTGTACAGGTCGACACGGTCATCACACACCCACCCTACACTGAGTGGATGAAGGGTAGATACAGCCCAGAGAGGGGTATTAAGGGATACGTCACAGGTAATCTTTACAAGGCTCTGGGAGATTACTTGGTCATTACAATCGGAACGGAAGGAGTTCTTGCACGTCTCAAGGACGGTGAGAGAGTTCCATCAAAATTTAGAACCGGGATAACATACAAGTCCATCTCGACAAACTTCAGGACTTTCTTTCGAGACATTGCAGATTACATCATAAAGGGTGAGTACACACCTGACTCATTGCTTGAAAGTCATCCAGGACTTGATCCAGATAATGTAAATTTGGTCGATATGTGCTATGGTATTTTAGGACTCGCAAGAACTCTTGCAGCAGCCGGTGAAATTGATCTAAACGACATGCTTTCAACAGTCTACAACTCATTTGTCGAGGGTATGGAGGACAACGTTGGCAGGAAGGTATCTCGGGATATCACTCCTGCGCAGGAGAAAAAGCTTCGGGATCTAAACACGCAGCAGGCAAAGAGGGTCAAGTCAATACTTGGAGTATAAATTGAACTGGTTCACATCAGACCTACACCTAAATCATGAAAATATCATAAAATACTGTGATCGAAAGGTCACCAGTATCAATGAGATGAATGAGCTCATCGTCTCAAACTGGAACAGCAGGATATCACCTGATGACACCGTCTACGTCGTGGGTGATGTTTTCCTTGGCAATCCCGCAGATGCAAAACCCATCATCGCACGCATGAACGGTAGAAAAATACTGATCCTCGGAAACCACGACAGGTCACCAAGGACAATGCTGGATCACGGATTCGACGAAGCACACAGGAAGCTCACAATAGTCCTAAAGAACGGCAGGCGCGCACTTCTGTGTCACAAGCCTCTCCCAAGTGTGCTGCTAAGTGGCTGTGATCTACAGATTCACGGTCACAAGCACAGCGGACCCATTGTTGATGGAAATCGAATCAATGTCTGTGTGGATCTATGGAACATGTCGCCCATTTCAGAGGACGAGATCTGCGGAATTAAAATAGGTTCACCCACTCAGAGCGACCTCGAGGTGCTTCAGGTGGGTGATGAATTTGAGATAAAGGCGAGAGTCCACAGGGAGGACATGGAGGGCCTACTGGACCACCTCACGGACATCGTCCGTGATTCCTGGAAGGCCTCCAGGAAGTAACCACCGTTACATACAAAGAATCAGAGAAAGTAAGCCCAGAACGATTCTGGGCTGCTTTGTTTTAATCACAGGTCAGCTTGAGGAACCCATGCATATACGCGTGTGTATGCAACAGGTGACGGAAGCGTTCGTGTCATTGTCTGGACTGTAGTAGCCCCAGGAATTCCAGCACCGCTAGCACCGCTAATCTGTGCGGTGAGCTGAAATGCGCCACCTCCTGTCTCAGACACATTGAATCTCCTGCCAACATAGGGATCAAAAACATCGGTGCCACTCACACAGGTGACCTGCTGCGTCACCGACACACCCATAACCATCTGGTTCAGGTAGGGACCAATAAAATGTGCATCGTAGACACCAGAACCTAAAGTTGACTCCATCGCAGGCCTTGGAAAACGATCCATAATGTAAGATGAGTATCCGACTGGAACAGATCCACTTCCTGCTGTGTAGTTCACACCCCAGATGCGACTCTGACCATACTGACAGGCATCAGTGCCTGACGTTGCCTCGAACGAACCAAAATAAGCATTTCCCGAGTAAAGATCCATCGGTCCAGTGACAATCTCACCAGGTCGAAGTCGAACCTCCCAGTTGAGAACTGTCGTTGGAATCGCCACGGAAGATCCTCCCACAGTTGCGTAAGAAAGCCTTTCTGTGAGCGATACGACCCTGTTTAGGACAGTGCCATCATCGAACACATCACTATTTCCAGTCGCCTGCAGGACCACAACCTGCCCATTTCCGTCAGTTGAGATGACAGGAGGCTCCATTCCGGCAATACCGCTTCTGGAAGAGGCATCCCAGAAGATGTCGTGAAATGGAGCTGCTGTCCAGCCATTGGAAAGTGAATTGTACCTCGGGTTTGAGGTGTCGACGCGCCAAATGACGCCATCAGAGTCAGTCAGGAAAGCCCTCGTGGTGACAGTCCCCGCGTCGCCAGGGAATAGTGAGATGCCGCCCATGAGTGGGGCATTAAACACTCTATTGTCAAGTGTCTGAACGATCTTACCTGTTGCAATATCGATCCAGTAGAGATCCCTTCCGGCACAGCTCCAGCACCGCTGGGATGATCTACTTGTCGTAGTGTTTCCAGACACAGGCGCGGGTCCCGCGCCCTGTGGAGCGCAAGATGTTGAAGATGCTGCCAGAACTGCATCAGACACACCCCTTCCGCCTGGGAGGAGAGCCAACGCCCGCTCTTGTAGTGCGCCATCAATATCCACGAGAAATTGGCCGAGGGCCGGCCTCGCGTACGTCTGGCCCATATTTCTACTAGTGAATTGCCACAGAAATGTAGGATTAATGGGATCCGTCACGTCTAGCGCAAAATATGAATTTCCTCCTGCCCTCAATCCCATGACAAGAACAGTGTGATAGGATCCTGGGCTTGATGAAGAGGCAGTTGGTGCATCACCGGGAAGACGTCGAAAGAAGACATCCCGAACAACAGGGGTTCCATCAAGCAGCTCCTGTCGTCCTGACATCGACGCACGAATCCTTGGGACAACCGCGGGTGGGATAAATCCCCAAATTTCCTCACCGGATGAAATCAATCGACCTGAAGAAAGAGTGATTGCCTCCGCAGCAAAAGCGTGCAGCACACCGTCATTTGTTCCAACATACACAACAGTGGGCCGATTTGAGACATCAGGACGACGCCTAAAGAGGTTGTAGGACTCATCTGCGAGATCGGATCGGGGTGGACCCACAACCACGGGATTCGAGTGGTAGATGTCACCAAATCGATTTGTGGCACGTGCAGTTCCTGCCTGTCCGTGGACCCAATTTATAATGTCGTTCTTGAGTGAGATTCTAGAGGACGTAGTTCCTCCGCTGGGAACGCCAAAGTGGTCGGGTGTGAGCGCGGAATTTGTGGTGCTAAATTGTGTGAGAGAGAGACGAGACACGGTTGTGGGCGTCGTTCCTGTCGAAGATCCTGATCGACATCCAGGACCAATGGGAGGTCCCACGTTCGGAAGTGATCCGATGGGTGCGAGGTCCTCTGACAGCCCTGTGATCACACCCGACATCTGGGCTGGAGTTGAGGTCGCGACTGTGTAAAGAACGCGCGGTGAGGAGGTGAGATTTCGACTGTTCAGGATCGTGTGAAAGCTGTCCTGACTTGCATCCAGGGCCTGACGCTGTGGAACAAGAGAGGCATCGCACACATATCTCGTTCTATCGAGGACACCGCTCCATGGTGTCCCAGCGGGAGCGCTCGATGCGGGGATCTGAAACCCAGAGTTAAAAACAAGTTGACTGCCAGATCCGGATGCTTGCGCGCCCGTTGCATATGATGGGCTGGTCCGGGTGGTCGTGCCAGGAGCCGCAACATCGAGAGCGACAGAGAGAGCTGACATCAGAGCGAGTCGATCCGATGCAATGAGTGCCCTTCCAGTCCCTCCCATCGATGCGAGGTCGTTCAGCGCGGCCTGAGCTGCTGGATCGCCCACATCAAATCCCACAACATAAAGACCCCTCAGTGATCCAGTGCAAGATCCCAGCGCTGCACTGAATCGACAGAGGTCAGAAGCAATAGTGGAGGGTGTCTCGTACGGGCAGGAGCACCCACCGGCCGGGCAGGTCGGACCTGCCGACGCACAGTTCATGCTGTCGCGGTAGGGATCACTGGGCTGACCGTCCGTTATTAGAATGGAATACCTGGAGCGGCACGCGGCGAGTGGGTCCCCGCCGGATCCAGAGCGAGTCGACGAGTCGTTCTGTAAAAAGTATCTCAGGTCGTCGAGCAGGGCTGCTGTGGGTGTTGCACCATACGGACGAGCGTTGAGGAGCTGCACTTGGATCTGCGCGTTGATATCCTCTGCTGACTGTCCTGCGACAGGCGAGTCACTTGAAAAAGCAATAAGTGCACCGGCGGGGGCACTCGTGTTTCGTGCTCCCGCATCTACAATGTACTGCCCAGCGCAGCCAGGAAATCCAAGCACGCGGGGGGACCCGTAGGAGAAGTCCCCTGAAATCAGGCGGTTGAAAGTGGCATCAAAACCAGCAGCCTCGAAGACAGTCCGTGGCACCATATAGCGATACGTGTCGGGGTCACCGGCTCTAACAACTCCGAAGACGTTGTCGTACGTCATCAGGCCGAACTTCACTCGACTGAGGTACGTGTCGAGGATGCCGTCGGTCTGCTGGCCCGTGGGAGGCACCACGAAGTGGGGCAGCGGATAGTACTGGTCGGGGGCACCCGAGTAGGACCTGCGATTATTAGATGTGCACGTGTAAGAGGGCCAGCTGCCCGTCAGTGCCTCGAGCACAGTCGCCCAGCGGCTTCGCTCGTTCAAGCCCGTGCCGCTGCCGGTGCACGTCGGCAGCACGCCGCTCGTCGATCCGGATCGATACTGCATAGATCCTGAAGTGTCTATGAGAAGCATCACAGCGGGTCGAATGCTGCGAATGTCAGGAGCTTGTGAGCGGGCCAGACTGGGAATGAAAATTGCTGAGACGAGTGTAAGGTAGCACAAAAGACGTTTCAATGAGACCTCCATGTAATCAGATGACAATTATACACACGATGCGAGAAAATTCTCTGAGAGACTGTGCGAGATTTCGACTCGCATCGCAGGGCAAATTGCCCTGCGACCCCTCGTCGATCTCGACCACAGGGACACATGTAAGGGCCGAGGCGACCCTTCACATCCGCCTCAGGTCCGACAGGTTGCACAGGAAGACGCACCCCATCCAGAGCACGCGGACGAGGCTGTTCTTTCGGCGCCCGCGTACGGGTCGATCGATGAGAGGCCCGAGGAAGATGCCGGGAAGCTCCGGTGGAATGTGGACGTACCTCCCACCCTTCACGCCGCTGGAGTACCTCACCACAGTGCCCAGCTCCATCGCCTGCCACAGGTCACTGCGCGTGTGCACCACCCAGGTCCCACGCGGAAACATCCTGGTCACTCCTCGGACCCCTCGCCCACGGGCCGGATCGACGCGAGGTCGAACTCAGCGAGGAGGCACTTGCCCAGGATCCCACGGCACAGGACGATCCAGAGCTCGTCCGTCTCACCGTGGAGCGTCTCAACGCGATCCACCGCGATGAACGTGTCCCCGGTCACCAGGTGGCCCACAGTCCGGGAGCCGTCAGCCATGCCCATCCACCCAGGCACAGATGGGTCGAAGAGCTCAATTCTGGCTCCCGGGCCGAAGTGGGTGATCTCGTAGACACAACCCACACGGATCGGGTGACGGGGCTCGATCACGGGCGGTGGACCCACGGCGCCGCCCCGCTTCTTTTTACCCGACATCAGGCGGCCTCCGCACGGGACAGGATTCGAAGAGACCTCCGCACGTGCTCGAGCTCGCGATCCGCGAGGTGACACGGCTGGCCTCGGAGCATGAAGCACCACAGGCGGAGCCCCGTCCCGGCAAGGAAGTCGGACCCGTCGGGCCGAGTGCCCGTGTGGAGGAGCAGATCGCCCTCCCGGGCGACGGTGTAAAAGCCCGACCCGTCGAGCACGAGCCAGACTTCGGACTGCGTGCCCTTTCGGGAGGCATCCACCACGAGGAGGTCACCGGGGCTCACGATGCGACCTCGAGCCCGGACCGGGTCGCCCGAAGGAGGCCCACGGGAAAGTTGACAATCACAATGCCACCCCGAATCCCCACAACGATCCCGAGGGAGTCCCAGGGGACAGCCACGAGGTCACGGCCTGATGGCCTCTCGTGCGGGGTCTCCCGCCACAGCACGCAGACCTCGGGAGACGTCTGCCCTATGCTCGTGTAGTGATCCCTACGAGGACGCACGAGGGAGCCGATCTCAATCACGTCATTTCCTTCCATATGATCAATTATACACTGTCAACGCAGAATTTGCACGGATCAAGCTCACCCAATGGGCTCGAGGTCTGACCGCTTGGCGAGCGCGATCGTGTCCCCGAACGCGACGTGCCAGTAGCAGCGGACGTCGGGTGAGGGTCCCAGCACAATCCCAAGAGAGTCCCAGGGGACGGCGATAGGCTCGTGGGACCGACCCGCCCAGAACGTGGCGAACTCGGGCAGCGCGTCGTCGACCCGGAGCCTCAGCTTCGACTCAATTCGGGGGCGCACGAGGCGCCCGGTGAGGTCACGGGGCTCCATTGCAGTGCATCAGGTCCCAATCCAAAGGGAGAGGGCGAGCCCCAGGACGCCTCCCACCACACCGCCCAGCATGTAGCCGAGCCACAGGTGCCACGCCTCCTCGGAGCGGGCGACACGCCGCACGACGAGAAAGCCAAATGTCGCGAGGAGCGCGTCTGTGACTGCGACGCCCGCGTAGCTGCCGGTCTGCACGACCCGAAAGTTCAGTGTGGCGAGGAGGTAGGCAACCACCTGAATGCAGAACATCGCGGCTGCGTCGCGGAGTTTCGCCCTTCTGCCGCGTGGGGCTGGGGGCGCGTGCGTCAGCACGCGCGGCTTCACAGGCGCCGGGCCTAACACTGTGGACTTGCGGACGGGGGCTGGTGCGCCCACTTCTGGCTGTGTCATTCGATCTCCTCGGCCCGGTTGTCAAAGGGCCCATGATGATAGGTATACGCCCAGATCGGAGACCGCGGCGACGTCCGTCGAATCAGATGATAGGGACCCTGGCCGCCGCCTCTGGGTGACACGAGGTGACACTGCGATCGTGGGACCCCTGGTAACCCAAACAGGCCCGTCCGGTCCCTCGGTGTGTCACTGGGTGACCCATGTGACCATCATTCATCGGTCGGCGTCACACAGGGAGTCGCACTCCCCTCCCACCAAACTTCCTCTCCCCTCCGGTAGAGGTGCATGTTCCCACGGGCAGCATCTCGGGTGAAGTGTGGGTCCGTGACAGTGAAGTGGTTGTTCGGCAGCAGCGCGAACTGCCCGGAATCGAGGGCGAGCAGCGAGAGCGGCTTATGCTCTTGCGGATAGCGAGAGAAGCCGTCTGACCAATCGAGCACGATCCCGGTGTGTCGGCCCGCCCCGTCGAGGGGCGCACGTGCCCACACCGCGAGCCCCTCCAGGTACCCAGCATCCCAGGCCTCGAGGCGCTCGCCCATCGCGAACCAGGGCATTAGGTCCCTGGGCCCGAGGTGGAAGTCATCAGTCACGCTCAGTGCATGCAGGGGCAAGCCGGACCAGTGGGCCCCGGACTCGAGGATCACATGGCAGGTGATCACCTGCCCCATCCGGGCAAAGACCCCGTGCCACAGGCCTGAGGTGACTCCAGGCGGCATTCGGGGCCCGAGGAACTCATTCTTCACATTAACATACAGGTGGTGAGGAAGGCTTGCGTGTTTTCCCATGTTGAGAAATATAAAAACCAGCGTTGATCTGTACATTCTCCTTAGGCTCTTTGAGACCACCTCGACACCCACGTCGTGCCCCGTCCGTGACCCTGGGTGACACGCAGCGACACTCCCACAGGCCTCCCCATGTATCCAATCATACGACCGCCCCTCCCCATCCTACTGGGTCTAGGAAGATCCAACATCCCGATCTACCCCAACACTCCCCAATTCACCCCATCCTCCCACCTCAAAAATTTCCGGAGGTCAGTGTGACTAACCGCCTCAAAAATTTCCGGAGAAGAGAGACGGGAAAATTGGGCCCCTTACCTTTTTACTCGGTGCAGCTTTTTTGTTAATAGCGTGTCGTAGTAAACAGTTAACAAAAAGTAAAAAGTTCTCCGGAAGAGAGAGGGGGAGAGTAGACTAAGGCCACCCCCGACAGGCCCCCGGACTGAGTATGCAGGGGGCCCCCGCGGGCCCCCCTCTAGGGCGCCCTTTTTGGGCCCCCTCTGAGAGCCCCCTGGCAGGGCCCCCTGTGCTGGGCCCCAGGGGGGCCCCGCCTCACCACCGCCTGTGGCCCACGGCCCGACCCCCGGCGGCCGAGGCCCGCCACGTCTTGACCCCCTGGGTGTCGCCCCAGTCGGCGTCGGCCGCCTCGACGAGTCCCCTGTCCAGGAGCGCGTAGAGGGTCGCCCGGAGGGTAGGCCGGTCGATGTACTCGAAGCACGAGAGGAGCCTGTCCTCTGTGAGGCCGCCCACGCCCACGTAGCCAAAAGTGTCGCTCAGGGTTCGAAGGACTGCGGTCTCGGTGGTGCTGATCGTGCTCATCCCTTTTTTCTCCGCTGTTCTGTTGTTGCCTACCCTCTTAATGTACCCCGCGCACGGGCGGCTTGCACCGCCCGGAGCACTTTTTAGGCGGCCGCGGCCGCGCGGCGGCGGGCGGCCGACGCCCGGTCACGCTCGCGCTTGCGGACCCGGCGGAGCTCCTCGACCGAGGGGGCCGGCTCGGGCTGGGCCTCGACCTCTGCCTCGACGACATTTGCACCGAAGTCGAAGCTCGTGTCGAACCCTTCCGTCGGACCAGCGAGGTCGGGGGCGTCCCCGGTGACGGGAGCCTCGACGACCGGGCTGCGCTCGGTCTTCTTGCGGGGGCGGACGGTGTCCAGCGTGAGGACGGACGCGAGGGCGAGGTCCGAGAGGGAGGCCGCCTCGTGGAGGTAGCCGGGCGGGAAGGACGTCTGGTCGAGGGAGCCGAGGAGGGCCACCGTCTCGGTCAGGTGCCGGATCGCGAGGTCCAGGCGGCGCTTGATGTCGATGGGGGTCTTCGTGACGTTGAGCTGCTTGGTGTTCTTCATGGTCCTAATCTACCTCAGGTGTGGGTGTTTTGCACGTGACCTGCGAACTTTTTTTCAGGCCTCCGCGGTACGGGCGTTGGCCGCCTCCACGAGCTGCCGGCTGTGCCGAAGGGCGATCGCCTGCGCCCGGTCGAGGTGGTGTCCGGTGAGGTGCCGACCTCCGAGGACCCAGCGGGCGTAGTAGGTGCCCTTCCGGGCTGCGTTCGCGCTGAAGCCGCGGCCGTTGAGGTGCCGAGCGGCGGGGGCGGCCTTCTCGTCCTGGGTCTGGAGGTCGTAGAGGACGACCATTGCCCTCTCCACTGCACGGGAGTTGCTCACGAGGAGAGCATCGATGTCGCTTCGCGTCCAGGTCTTGGTGTTCTTCATGGTCCTAATCTACCCCAACTGCGTCCGGGTTGCACGCGTGCCCTGCACTTTTTTTGTGCGCTTGTCCCGTGCAACACGTGGGCGGCTGGTGTTACGCTGGTGAACCTAGGGCGCGCAGGCGGCCGTGACCGCCATCCCGGATCCGAGCCGAGGCGGCCGCGACTGCTGCTGCCCTGCGCTGTCCCCGCGGCGCGGCTGATTCGTGCCGCCCACGCGTCCCCGGGTGCGTTATCACAGCGCAGTCGACCGGGCAGTGCTGGCGGCGCTCTGAGCTCACCCCCACAGCAGCTGCCCGGCTCTGAGCCCAGGACTCACCAGGCGGTCGTGCGGCAGTCCGTGCAGGCGCCGCCGCGGTTGTCGCAGTCGTCGTGCATCACCTTGACGGTGCCCTCGACCACCCGGGCGACCACATCCAGGCTCCGCAGGTGCCGCTGGTAGAGCACGTCCTCGTCGTCGGGGTCCATGCCCGGCCACCGGGTGATGAACCCGTACTCGTGGGTTCCGAAGGTGGCGTCGCTGAAGAGGAGTGCCACGCGTGTCTTGTTGGTGTTCATGTTCCCAGTATAGCCCACAGGGCCCCAGCTTGCACTGGGGCCCCGTTCTTTTTGGGTTTTAGTTTTTCAGTTGGAGATGATGTAGGTGTTGAGTCCGAAGGTGTTGGTCATGAGACAGTTAACTCCCAGGAGGGTTCCGAGTTGGTAAGTCCCACTTTCCTGGGAGGTGTTGAAGTTGAGGGTGGTGGTGTTGGGGATGAAGGGGAGGTCAGTCTCTCCGGTGATATCCTCCAGGGTGTCTGAGTCGATGAACTTGAGGTTTTCCAGGGAGGTGTTGAGGGTTTCCCGTGCAAAATCCCAGAAGTCCCGATTTCCATCGAAGTCATTCTCGATGGTGAGGTCGAGGTCCTGGAGGGAGGAGAAGTGCTGGATGATGTTCTTCATGGTCCTAATATACCCCAAGACTCCCAGAATTGCACTAGTGACTCGAACTTTCTCTCACTAATTCTCGAGCTATTTGTGACACTTTTTCTCGAGCTATTTGTGACACTATTTCTCACGCTAATCGTGACACTAATGGGAGCCCCGCCCGTGCTTCCCTGTGACACACAGAGCGATTCGGGCCCCTGCGACCGGGTGGAAACCCATTCCGCAGACCCAGTGTCGCGGAGGGTCTCCAGGGAGCTCAGAGGAAGAACGTGAGCAGACCGAGCACAGCGCCGACGGCGGCGACGCCGCACGGAATCACCACCTCGGTCGCGAACTCCGTGAGGAACTCACCGCCCGTGTCGCGGGTGCTGAGGAGCCGCTCGGTGCGGCGGCGGTTGCGCTTGTCGTTCTTCATGGTCCTAATATACCTCAGGCGCCCGTCGATTGCACGGGACGCCGAATCCAGAGGACCAGCTGCCCAGGTCGGATGTCGGTCATTCGTCGCTTGGCCCGTGCAAGCCGGATATCCGCGCCCTCGAGGTCCACGCCCGCGAAGGCCCGGGCTGCCTCGTGCTCGTAGTCGAAGTACTGGGTGTTGCCCTGTGCATTCTGAGCGTAGACAGTTCCCAGCATGCACTCCCAGACCGCCGGGACGTGCTTCTTGGTGGGGGCTGCCTTGTGGGCCTTGACTCCGAGGAAGTAGGTCGTCTTCATGGTCCTAATATACCCCAAGTGGGCCCAGATTGCACGGGTCAACGTCGGTTTTTATCATCAGAAGAGAGGTGCACCCAGAGCCACACAAAGAAGACGAGCAATGGGATGAGGATGCCGATCGTGAAGCATCCGCCTGCCATCATGAGAGAGGCGAAGAGCCCAGTCATTCTCCCATTCGCCTTCGACGGATATGATCGTGGGCGTCCTGGAGCTCCTGGCTCAACTTTGCGTCGGCCTCACGTCGCTGTGCAGCATCGATGCGGCTGCTGACGACCCAGAAGACCACCGCGCCGGTGACGAAGGAGATCAAGTAGCAGATGAACGTGTCGTGCATTTCTGTGTGTGTCCTCTTCTGTGTTTGTGTTGCGTGTCAGCCCAGGAGCTTGATCGCCTGGGGGATGGTGAGATACTCGCTCATCCCAGTGGCGTAGCGAATGTAGATTTGCTGCCCCTCGTTCCAGCAGCGGGCGAGGGGGAACTTCGCCGCGAGGCGGACCGCGATGATGAGGGGATCGTCGTAGGTGACTTCGTTCTTCTTGGCGTTCTTCATGGTCCTACTCTACATCAGCTGCGGTCGGATTGCACGTGGGAGGGGCCACTTTTGGCAGCCCCTCCCCGCGCCTCAAATCTCGATGAAGCTGGGCTCCTCACCCTGGGCCTGAGCGGTGGCCTCGGCCGCGGGGCGACGGTTCCAGGAGCGCTTCTGCGGCATCTCGTCGATGAAGCCCGTGGCGGTGACGGAGGCGACCTCGAGGACCGAGCCCAGCTCGACGAGGACGAGGGCTGCGGTGGCGCTGACGGCGGCGGGATCGATCGAGGCCATCAGCTCCTGCGCCTGGGCGATGAGCTGGCGGGCGCGCTGGGCGCGGCGGGTGATGTCCACGGGGGCGGTAGCGAGGGGGAGCGTGTTGTTCTTCATGGTCCTAATATACCTCAGCTGTGGGTCCGTTGCACGACGTGGTGGAAACTTTTTCAGCCGTCGAGGGCGACGAGGGCGTTGATGAGGGAGGGGAGGCGGGCGAAGACCTCGCGGCGGCTGTGTTCCTCAGCGCCGCGCCAGCTGTCCCAGGCGTCGTAGAGGATGCGCTCGGCGCGCGTGCCCTTGATGAGGGTTGCCTCCGCGTCGCCGTAGGAGGGTCCCTTGTTGTTCATGCGCTCGCGGGCGTGGTCCTCGAAACCCTCCGGGAAGAGGCTGAGGAGGTCGTACCACTCGTAGGCGACGAAGGTCGTGGGCGTGATGTTGTTGTCCATGTCTCTGTTGTACCTCAGGTGGGGGTCGGTTGCACGGGACTCGAAACTTTTTTCTCAGCTCCCGGGAGTGAGCTGACTGGGCTCCACCCAGAGAGCGTGTGTGCCCGTGATGGGCAGGTGAATGCGCACTCTCACGGGATCGCCAGTCCCCAAGCGGCGGGGATCGACCTCCACCACCTCACCTGAGAGACCGCCTGGGAGGACGACGCGCTGACCGGTTCGGATGTCCTTGTATTCCATGATCTCCTTTATACCCCACCCGCGGGACGATTGCACGGGACTCAGAACTTTTTTCAGGCGTTGTAGACAGCCACGATCGCACCGTTGATGGGCTCGCAGAAGAGATCGTGCTCCGCGAGGACGTCGTTCACGCGGTCCCAGGCCGCCACGATTGCCTGGCTGTCGTACCGGAGGGCCGGGATGCCGCGCTCGGTGTGGATGACGACCTGCGCTCGCGGGGCCCAGCCGCCCGGGTCCTCGCGGCCCGTGAACGTGGCATCCTCGATCTGCTGCCGGCCGACCCGGTTGCCGAAGACGGTGTTGAGCGCGCTGCGAACGATCTCGATGTTGTTGTTCATGTTCTTCTTGTACCTCAGGTGGGTGTGGATTGCACGGGACCCGCGAACTTTTTCAGCGGGCATCGACCCGGTCGATGCGGAGGCTCTCGCCCCGGCTGACGCGCATCTGGGAGCGGATTGCACGGCGTGCCGCGCGCTTGTCCCGCTCGACGACGACGCTATAGCCGCCGCGGAGGTTCTGACCCTGGGAAACCGTGTGCCAGTGGATGATGAAGGTCTTCATGGTGTTACCTTACCTCAGGTGCGCCAGAATTGCACGATCACGAGCACACTTCGATCACGACGCCGGGACGGCAGGTGTGGAGCGGCAGGTGGGCGAAGCTCGCCCGGGCAGTCTCCGCAGCCCACCGCTTCGCCTCCGCGTACGTCCCCGTGGGCGCGAACTGCGTCCCCGTGCCCCAGTTGAAGGCCCAGCTGCCGTAGCCGCGGGGCTCGCGGCCGTGGGAGAAGACGTAGCTGCGGGTGTTGAACTCGATCTTGATGTTCTTCATGGTCCCTTTGTACCTCAGCTGCGCCCCGCTTGCACGGGTCCCCCAAACTTTTTCACCGAGACTGGGCTGCTGCCTGGGCGAGCGGCTCGACGGCGTTGGAGAGCCCGTCCGCGTTCACGATGAGGTTGAGCAGCTCCATGCCGATGAGCCGGACATCCGGGTCCTGGTTGTCCTCGACCCCGTGGAACTTGAGCTCGTGCTCCTGAAGGCGGAGGAAGGCGGGGAAGGCGGACCCGATCGCGTTGGCGAGCTCGAGGCAGAGGGCGTGCTTCTTGGTATAGTAGGTGTTGGCGTCCATGGTGTTAGAATACCACAGGCGCGCGGTGGGTGCACGGGAACCACAAAAAAAGTTTTTGCCCGCCGTGCGTGCAAGCCCGCCGCGTGCGTGCCTATCCTGTGTTGGTGGAACGGTGACGCGGCCACCCCTCACGGGGTGGCCGCCCTGGAGCGCCGTGCTGCAGCCTCAGGAGGCCGAGACCTTGGCCACCACCTTGAAGCCCTTGGGCTCCATGGCGAGGTAGAAGGTGTGGCCGCAGCCACCGAAGCGGTTCTTCACCGTCTGGAGGACCCGGCAGCCTCGGAGGTCCTCGTCCTTCTCCTCGATGCTCAGCTCCATCATGGCGTCGACCATGTGCTTGAGCTTCTGGCTGCCGGCCATCTTGCCGTCCTTCGTGACCTGGCCGATGACGACCGCATTGGAGTAGTTGGACTTGCACCAGTCGGTGATGAGTCCGAGCGCGCGCACAGGCGACTGCGAGTTCGTCTGTCCGTCGTTGTAGTGACCGTCGTCCATGCACTGGAGCGAGTCGACGATGAGGAAGAAGGGCTTGCCGGGGTTCTTCGCCCGGAGCTCGTCGCACTTCTGGAGGAGCGTGGGGACGTGGGTCTCCTGGCCGACCGCGAAGCCGGACTTGAGGCAGAGGCGCTCCGCGATGAGCTTCACCTGGAAGAGGCTTTCCTCGGCGGTGTTGAACACGACGACCGCTCCGCCCTTCGTGAGCCTGTCAGCCATCGTGAGGGTCATGGTGGTCTTGCCCGCGCCGGGCGTGCCGGTGAAGAGGACGACCTGGCTGGGCGTGAACCCCTCGCCGCCGAGTGCGCCGTCCACGTACTCGATGCCCGACTTCACCTTGTTCCGGAGCGCCTTGGGAACCTCGACCGTGAGGATGTTGGTGCCGAAGTCGATGGAGTCGTTGCGGACGTTGAGCTTCATGAGTTGGTCTTCCTTCGAGTGTTGGTTCGTTGTCCGTTACTTGATAAGGATACCACAGCTACCAGTGCGTTGCACGTTGCGTCGCACTATTTCTCACACTATTTCTCACACTATTTCTCACACTAATTGTGACACTATTTCTCACACTAATTGTGACACTATTTCTCACGCTAATGGGAGCCCCTCACTGTACCACAGTAGGCTCGACCATTGCACGGGAGTCAGACCATCCGTCCCTGGGAGGTGGCTGGGTTATCGATGTACTTCGTGCTGTGGCCCGTCCACTCACCCACGTCATTGACCCTGAGGAATCGGGGTAGATCACCGTACTCAGCGAGTCGACGCCCGGTCTCACCGAAGACCGCGTACAGCGACCGGCCGTCGTAGGTCCGTGCGGCGGGGATGTAGAGGATGTAGTGCGCCTTCAGCGTTTCGTTGTTGATCTCCATGGTCTTAGAATACCACAACGTCTGGGTGGTTGCACGGGATCCTCAACTTTTTTACTTGCTTCCGCCACCGAAGAGCCACTCGACGATCTTGCCGAAGATGAGGATCGCGATGATGAACCCAGCTGCCGGGAGAAGTGCCACGATCGTGCACAGCAGGAAGATGATCCAGATGATTTCCACGGTGTATTACTCCTGATACGACTTAGAAGCCTTGTTGTCCGCTGTGAGTCCCTGGTCCCGCCACGCCTCGATCGCAGCGACGAGGTCCAGGATCCTACGGCACTCCTGCAGGCCCAGCTTCTCGAGCTGCATGAGGCCCATCAGCTGCAGGCCCTCCAGGTCCACGGTCACGTCGCCCTCGCCGGTGGTGATCACGATGGACTTGAGCTCTAGGAACGGGAGGAGCTTGGGACCGTTGGGCTCACGGCCATCGATCCGCTCGACAGCAGCCTTCGCCTCGGCGAGGCCACAGCCGGTGTGGGTGCGGATGATCTTGATCGCAGCAATCCGTTGCTGCTTGCGGACGAGCTCCTCCACCTCCCGGATCGCCTGGACGGGCAGCCTGAAGTGGGTGACGGTGCCCCAGTAGTTAGAACCCATCTCAGGCCTCCTCGGCATTCCGCAGGACCGTTGACCTGCAGGTGAACAAGTCGCCCTTGAAGAGAAAGTCGACGTAGACTCCGAAATCTCCCACTACGAGGACAGGATCGCCCTTCCTCGCCAGGATCTCAAGGTCGGCGACACGGACCGGGACCGATCCGTCGGCGTCCTGTCTGTAGAGATAGGTGTCCCTGACAAAAGTTCGGATCGATCCCAGTGCGACTCCTTCCATGGTCCACCTCACTCCGCCGCGAGGTCCTCCTCGACGAAGGTGACCTCCTGGGTCTCCGACGGGGTTGTCTCCACGACAGGCTGGGCCTCCACGCCCTTGCGGCGGGTGTGGACGCGCTTGGTGGGCGCACCAGTCCGAGTGCCCGACGTTGCTGCCACGAGGGCCGACGCCTGCTCCGTGAGCGCCGCGAGCGTCCCCTCCGGGAAGACCGCCGGGTCGATGGAGCGGAGGCACGCCTCGAGCCGCTCGGCGAGGCCGACCGCACGCTTCATGCGGTACTCGATGTCGCAGGGCTTCGAGGAGAGGGTGTAGGTCGAGTTGCGCTTCGTCATTGTCTTGTCCCTTTCAGTCCGATGATCGTTGGTTCGTTGTCCGTTACTTGATTAGGATACCACGGCCGCCGGGAACTTGCACAGCGTGGTTCACTTTTTTTTAGCGGGCGTAGACCGAGTGGTAGCCGGCCTGCTGACGGGTCTTGCCCAGGGCCACCCACTGGCCCGACTTCGTGCGACGCGTGACGATCTCCTTGGGACCGAACGCGGTGTCGATCGTGGAGCCCTGCGCCACGACGATGCGGGTCGCGCTGTGCACCTCGATGATGACGTGGTCGTACCAGTCGCCGCAGAGGTAGAGGGGCGCGAGGTCACCGATTTGAGGCATCTTGTCGTTGTTCTCCATGGTCTTAGAATACCACAGACCGGGAGGTATTGCACGGGTCCCGCGATCTTTTTTCACGGGACCCGGCAGTGTCGTGTCAGCGACGCTTCTTGGAGGAGGGCTTCTTCGAGCGCTCGCGTCGCGGGGGCTCGCTGTCGACCTCGTCGTCGTTCAGAGCGTTGCCGTCCGCGCAGGAGTCGTCGCACACGTCGCTGAAGCACTCGTCCTCGTCCTCGTCCTCGTCCGAATCGTCGTCAGGGGAGTCGGAACGAGAGGGAGTCGACCTCCTCGGTCTCGATGGAGGAGGTCGTCACAGTCCGCGCCTTCACGATCTGGAGTTCGAATTCCTCGCCCGGGAATCGCTCCTTGAGGACCTCCATGAGGACCTTGGCGACCTCGAGTGCCTCACCGGGAGACGAGAACAGAGCGCCGGGGTCGACCTCCTCCTCGAGGTAAGAAGCGCTTCCGATGTCCTCTGCGTCGACGTTGAGCTGTGCCCACTGGTCTCCACCGAGCTCGTCGTCCTCGTGTGCCACCAGGAACTCCTCGGTGAACACGTCCTGAATGAGGTAATGGACGACATCGTTCTTGTCCAGATTCGCTGCAGTGTTGTTGCTCATTCGCATCTTCTTCCCTGTCTCCTTCGTCCTTATAGATTACCACAGGCCTAGCATGGTTGCACGGGATGTCACAATATTCTCAGGCGCCGTCGGCGGCCTCGAGGACCTCGAACTGCTCACGCAGGCGCTGCTCGATCTCATCGTCTGTCGCGCCCATCACGCTGAACGCGTGCGGGTAACCGTCGAAGCTGATGACAAAAGTGAACTCACGGAATCCCACCTCACCCAGCTGTGCAGCTCGGGATGGACGGGTGCGCACGCAGGTCACCTCACTGCCGATGAGGCCGTCCGTCCAGGCGATCGCCATGACGCCTGGGATGCGGAGATCGCCGTCCGCCCGCTTTGGGTTGAGAACCCTGTAATGCTTTCCTTCGATCATTCCCTTCACTTCGTCACCACCCCTTCCTTTCGCGCATCCAGTGCCTCCAGAAAATTTCTCTTGATGTACAGCTCGTTGCCTGTGCTCGGATCCAGCACCAGCACGTGACCGTTCGCCCACTTGCCCCAGCCGAGCTCACGCGGCGCCTTCGCACGCGCGCGGATCACAATGACGTTCTTACCAAGTTCTATCCTATCGTTCCGATACCTTGGAATGAGGCGGGTCTCACCGTCCTCGCCGAGACCCTGATAGTATGGGTCGGCCGCGAGACGCTCTCGCTCAGCGGTCGTGAGGACACGGACACCCCGGGGCACCGTGGACGCGGGCGGCTGACAGCCCATAACGACCCTCAGCAGGTCACCCTTCTTGAATCCGCTCATCACTTCATCCTCTTGATGTTGTCCGTCGGACAGGCGACCGGCTTGCCGCCCAGGAGGACCTCATAGGCAACCTTGCCATCCAGGCCGACCGGGCGCGAGCAGACGACGCCGAATCCCATTTGCGTTCCGTAGGTAATGATGACCACCATCTCGCCCTCCTCGAACTTAGGCTCCACGAACTCCCGCATCGCAGGAGCGCAGGACTCGAGCATCTTGGTGACCACCCACTCGTCAATGTGGTGGACCTGGGGTTCCTTACGCCAAGCATCGTAGCGCTCGCAAGCCTTCATCGTGCCAGGGTGGGTGCCCTTCCACGAGCTGCCGCGTCCCATCAGGATCGACCAGGCGAAGTCCGCCTTGGCACGGAGTTCAGGGCTCGGCTGCCAGTGGCCCTCTTGGGCGATCCGCTCGGCCCCCTCGAGGAGCCGGACCAGGAAGGCCTCCTGCTTCTCAGAGAGCTTGTAGCCGCGGTTGATCGTGCCCCGGAAGCTCTCCAGTGCCTCCTTGCCGCGTGCGTCCAGGAGGGGCAGTGCAGCCGACATCCGGGTGAGGAGGGCCGGGTCACCCTTCGGGGCGGGAGGTCCCTCGGCGCAGAGGGTGTCCAGCCACTCGCGCTGGGCGGTCGAGAGGCCCTTCGCCGTGCGGATGCGGGTCAGTGCGTCGCGCATGAAGTGGAGGCGACGGTCCGAGGTGAGGCCTGCCGCCTCCCACTGGGAGATGGCTGCCTCCGTGTCCGAGATTCGCTGCTGGGCTGACTTCCGCATGTTGCCTCCTACTTGATAAGGATACCACAGCAGCTCAAGTGTTGCACGGGACGGAGAACTTTTTCTCAGTTAGTCGCAGCATGTCGGAGGTACCGGGAGAGTTCCTCGGAGAGGCTCACAGCATCCGTCCTCTCATCCTGGCGGCAGCCCACTCGGACAGCATCCCACCGTGCGTAGACGTAGAACTCGAGGCCAGTGGGAAGGTGGACGAACCCGACCTCCCGTCCGTCATAGCCCTTCTCATCGTCTTCGTACCCGATCATCAGACCCTCACCGAACCGCGCGACGACAGAAGCCATGGTGACGCCATCGACGTACGCAGTGAGACTCATACCATTCACGTTGACCGGGCGGGGAGCGAATTCCGTCATCATCTTCTCCTTGGTGTCCGTTGATGGTATAAGAATACCACAGTCGCCCAGGGATTGCACGTCCACTGTGAACTTTTAGAAAAGATCCTCCGGCATCTCGAACCCAAGCTCCTCGGTCACCGAGCGGATTGCCTCCAGGATGGATGTCGCACGCACGAGCTCCTTCTTCGCATCGTGCAACTGCACGAGCCACTCGTTCGCCTGGGACCGCTCACGATCACGATCGAGCGCGCAGCTGATTGCCTCCTCACGTGCAGCATCCAGTTCAGTCCTGAGGCGCTCAATCAACAGTGCGTCCTCAGAGATTTGTGTTTCCTGCGCCTCCGCACGATGTCGAAGTGCATCGATCTCGTAGCTCAGGCCTGGAAGTGCTGCGGCCTGTCGGGGCACAGTTGGAACTTCTGACAGAGGAGTGTAGTCCGGACCGAGAGGTGATGCTGACAATTGCTGGTGTGGGGACTCGAGCAGCGCGACACGCTCGATCAGCCACTCAATGAGCTCATCGTGGTTCTTGCTCTCCTTCTCCAGCATGTCCACCCTGAACCCGAGGTGGTTTCCAGTGATGTCGTTCCGAAGGCTCACTTGTCACCGTTCCTCGATCGTGTCGACCCAATGTGGTCCTTTGCGCGCCCGAGCGAGAGAGTGCCAAAAAAGATGCCTAGCGCGACGAGCAGCACTAGGAAGTTCTCAATGATCACAGGGCCTCACGGGAGCAGATTGGGCAGAAGAGCTCCTCGACTCGGGAGTCCACCTGCTTGGTTGTCCAGTCCGCAGGAGGCTGCATGTTGTCGGAACGCAGCACGAGCTCGCCTGCAACGACATTGGGCGTGAGCTGGGCTGTGGTTGTCCCAATCCTGTTGCACTCCCCGCACCGAACCGTCACGCCCACGATCATCCTGTTTGCGTACATTGCTTCACCTCACCAGTTCTTGTCCCAGGCACCGTCACATCGCTGCCACTCGTCACCGTCATTGGACTCAACGATCCACCCCGCAACGTCCTCACCCTGCGACCGTGCTGCTCTGATGAAGGAGTCGATCAGCTCAGCGTCACGAGTTGTGAATCCGTAAGGGCCGTTCATCCCATCGTACGGTTCACCGCCTCCCACACTGAGAGGGTGTAGGTCAACCCAGGCGAAGACCTTGGGATCCCTCCTGATCCCGCACCTCTGTGCCCACTTGAAGGGCGCATCGGGATCTTCAGTATTGCCAACCGAGACCACCGACTCCTTGATTGTCCTGAAGAGCGAACCGAACATTCTACATGTCTCCTAGATTATTTAGTACCTGGGGCGGGAGTCGAACCCGCATGGGCATTACCCCGGCGGATTTTAAGTCCGCTATGTCTCACCTGTTCCATCACCCAGGCGTGATTTGTTATATGAACCCTTGTTCTTTCCTCGGAATGTATTTGTTTGAGAATGACAGTTAGGACACAACATTCTCAAGTTTTCTAATCTATGATCGTGTCTGTTTCCGTTCACATGATCAAGTTCACATTGAATCTGTGATCCCATCCACTCTTCAAGACCGCAAATGCTGCACGCGTTGTTGAACACACCGTGCTTCAAAAGTTTTCTCTTGAGACCGTAAGATTGTGCCTTTGGGTGGTTTCCATCGATAATATACTGAAGTGGGATCGTTTGTTTAAGCGCTTGCCGTCTAACTCTTTCGTCAGTCTCGGACTTTAGACCTTTCGACCACCTACGTGCTTCTTCAAGATGAAGAGTTGAATTTGCACCCGAGCAGTGTCCCTTGTGTGCAGACATTGCGTAGACGTTTTCAAACTCTCTTGAACACAAGGGACATGAAGTAGAAATCTTCTTTCTGACTTCAACGTTCAGATGATCTTTATTCTTCTTTAGCCCGAGAGACTGCCACATCTTGCAGAAACGCTTATGTGTGTTTAGGCTTCTCTCTCTTTCAAAGATCTTGGCACATCCATTGCACTCGTGCATACTACCTCCAAAATCATAAGTATGCACGAGTGTCTACATTTTCACCACGTCCGTATACCGGTTCCGGCATAGCCCCGTGAGCCCCCCAGGGGGCAAGTGTCACTTGGACGCGACGGGCTGCTCGTCCCCTACATCCGGGTCTTCCTCGTCGAGCTCCTCGATCTTGTCCCGCACTGGGTCGTAGCACTCAACACACCCGAACCGGTCGTGCTCCGTGTAGTCGCGGCAGACGTTGCACCACTTCGTCGCCTCCTCAGCCTGCTCCCACTTGCGGGGCTTCGGAGCACCCTCACCGCGTCCCAGTGGACCACCCTTCATCTTCATCCCTTTATCCTACCTTCCTCTTGAGTCGTTGTCTTCTGTGTAACCCGGGGAACCCGGTTGTATATCAAGCTGCCCGAGGGGACATTCATGTCATGTTAAAAGTGTTGTCAAGAGTTCTTCCATGAATTCGACTGTGGCATGAAGAACAGACTGTGACAAGATTGTCAATTGAATTGTTCTTCTTATTGAAATCTATGTGATGAATAAAAAGTCTGAACTTTGAACCATCTTCATCACACTTACGACATCTGAAGTTGTCTCTTTTCTTTATGGTCGTCTTTAAGGAATCTGAAAACTCAAAATTGTAATCTTCTGCGCCCTTTTTCTTGCGGGATCGACCATCTATCCAGTGTGTGTTGCTAGAACCAGACACGCCACGTCCGATTGCATATCGATGATCATCGCTTAAAACTTTTCCTGCGTGAGAACGTGAGAGCTTTTCTTTTGTGTCGTCAGACATCGGAAGACGATGTACACGTCCTCGAGCTTCATATTCACATGCATCACTGCAAGTGAGACGCTGACGCTTTGATTCATTTCTACGTGATTCCCATTCTTTACCACATGCAATACACGTCTTGATAATGAGCTTGCCGTTTTTGTCTTTTGCACCCCATCGATGCAGATTAGCACATGTCTTTGAACAGAATCTGTTTTGATGTGTCTTAAGTTCTTGATTGCAGCCTATGAATTCGCACAGTCTCATCAGAAGCCTCCAGATATAAATATCATTGGACGGCTAACTAATGCACGTGCTTATGCATTTTAGGTAGAACTTGAGACGCCGACCACCTTGTTACGCTTCATCTTGACAACAGCATCACGCTTGCTGGGATTGAAGAGCATCTTTCGATCGGGGACGATAATCCAACAGCGCTTGAGAAGAGAAGGTCCAGGATCTGTGCACTCTCCATCGGAGCAAATCATGTACCCATCGAACCGGTGCTTGTTCTTGTTGGCGTGGTCCGAGGCCGCCTTGAAGTCCGTCCCGCCGCACCGCGTCCGGGCGAGACCCGGGTTCTTGTTCCCCTTCCAGACGCGCTCCGACTTCTCGTCCACCTCGGTGTCGAAGTTGAAGATCGTGAACTCCGTGTGCTTCGCGAGCGTCATCAGGTTTCCGAAGAGGAGCTCCAGCGACTCATCGTCCACGGAGCCCGACTGGTCGATGTAGACCGCGATCGACGACGTGTAGTTCCGGTGGGTGCCAGGCTGGATCGCCGGATACTTCCGATTGAGCCGCTTCACGTTGGTGGTGCGGTCCGCGCGGCGGGTCATACCGCAGAACTGCTTGAGGACCGACTTCCAGTCGATCTCTCGGCTGAGGAGGTCTCGAAGCTTCTGACGGGTCTCCGCGGGGATCGAGCCCCACTGGCCCGAGGAGTCACAGTCCTTGACCGCACGCTCCAGCGCCTGCTTCACCTTGCCCTTGATGAGCTCCCGCTCCTCGTCGTCCATCTCATCCCAGCCCTCGTGGTCGTCCATCCCACCGGGGACGATGCGCACAGGGTTGCCGTCTGCGTCCACCAGGTTGCCGTTTTCGTCGACGCGGACGTCGCCGTCCTTCAGCGCCTGTGCGAGGCTCTTGCCCTTGGCAGCCTTCTCGATGTCCTCAGCCACGTCCTGGAGGAGCGCGAAGTACTGCTCGGAGGAGAGGCCCTTCGGCAGCGACGCGATCTTCTGGCTGATTCGCTCGTGGCGGGCGACAGCAGCCTCACCAATCTTCGCCGCGATCTCGGGCTCCAGCGGCTTGAACGCCTTGCCCGGAATGAGACCACCCTCGGGGAGCTCCTCCTCCGGAATCATCGAGTTGATGGCGAGGTCCGTCGCGTAGTTGTGGAGCGTGTGGGGCTCCATGCGCCGGGTGGTGGTGTGCTCGAGAACGAGGTGGAAGCACTCGTGCTTGAGGAGGCCCTTCACCTGCTTGGACGTGAGGCCGGCGAGGAAGTAGGGGTTCCACCACATGTTGATGTCGCCGTCCTTGGCGAGCACGCCCGCCGTGGAGATTTCCTCCGAGCGAATCTTCGTGACGGGGCGGAGCACCTTCGAGAAGAAGGGCTCATCCCACATGAGGTTGATGAGGTGGGGATCGATGTCGAAGGCGTCAGCCTGCGCCTTGGTGACCTCCTTGGAGGCCTGGGGGAGATCGTTCGATGTGGAAGTGTTCTTTGCCATATGTGTTCACTTTACCCTATGTGGGGCCACATTGCACGGACAGACAAACTTTTTTTTAGACCTTCCGCGCTCGACGGGACTGTGCTGCCTTCTGGCCCGCATTGCGGTGCTTCTGGGAGACAACAGCGGTCCAGTGGATGTAGGTGAGCATAGCTTCCGAGGACTCTCGATCGTACTTGTTGGAGTTCACGGGAATCCCAAGCTGCCACGCGAGGACGAGACCCCGCCGCCACGCCTCGTACTCCTCAGCGATCGCAGCGACGCGGTGGCTCTTGCTCTTGGTCGTTCGCCCATCGAGTCCCCACTGTGACTTGAGGTAGTTCGGGTAGAACTGAGAGAAGCTAGCCCAGTCATCCCTCACCATGACGTGCCCCGCCTCGTGGAGGAGCGTGTAGAGGCGGCTCTCAGCGCCCTTGCTGCTGTTGATGTGGACGCAGTAGTCGTTGAAGTCCACCTGGTCCTGAGCGCCTGGGTAGCAGTCCACCTCGTACGTCCTGTCGTCGAGCCATGCGACGACCGCATCCCACCCACGCTGGATGGCTGCCTTGGTCATCTTCCTCCCGTTCGGGCGTCGACGAGGTGTGATTCCGAGGAAGTCTGCCGCGTCCATGATGCCCTTGGGGAGTCTTGCCATGGTCAGTCTCCGAAGTCGTGGTGGTGTGTGCACCAGAGGAACACCGGCCGAGGTGCCGTGTTCACTTCCTCGTCCACATTCACAGTATAGTCCTTGGGGACGTCAATTACACGTGTCTCCTCGACATTTTCCACTGCCTGTCCGTACCGATCTGGGCTGTACAGCCTGCACTCTGGATTGCTGCACTCGCAGCGGGCAGCAGCCCCGATCATCGATGGGTAGGTGACCGTAGCGGGAGATGAACCACACCTGAGACACTTCATTACGTCCATGGACAAACCTCTAATCTGTGAAGCCCCCGACTGGAATCGAACCAGCTTTCTCCTCATTACAAGTGAGGTGCATGACCAGTATGCTTCAAGGGCTTAAGACAATTCTAACTATTTACTAGGAAAGTTTTTATTTCCTTTTCTAATTCTTCCTGAAGTCTTCTCTCTTGATCGACCCCAGTTTCTAAAGTTTGGGGTCAATGCGTGACAGTTTGGACAGAGAACACGAAGATTTTCACGTGTGTTGTTCTTGTGGTCTCCATCAATATGATCAACTTCTAGTATAACACCACCACAGTCTCTTGTTTCATTAAAACCGCAACGACTGCAACTATATTTAGACTCTTTAAAAAGTAGTTCTCTGCGCTTTAGACCACCCAGGCTTTCAAATGGAACACAACTCCAATCAAAGTCTGTCCATTGATTTGTAGAGATGCCCCTCCTTTCTTTCATTGCTTTATAAAAAGCTTCTGATTTCGGTGCAGGTTTTCTCTTGTTTGGATTCTTGTCACAAAAAGCCTGATGATATCTCATTCCTTTTTTAGAAACCCACTCATTTTGACCACAATACATGCATTCAAATTTGTTTTCCATGCATGTAATATAAAGTTAGTAGAGCAAGTTGTATACTAATTTTGCTTTACCGTCTATGCATCACGACTCGTAATCTAACATCGCTCCAGGAAGTGCCTTCGCGTCCGGGGGCAGTGCAGCGATCTGCTCCAGGATTCCACGGGCCTGATCGTGGCTCAGGTGGCCGATGACGTCTGACGTGATGGGGGTGTCGTGGCACAGCTCGAAGTCGTCGTTGCTCTCGCCCCGAAATCGGATGACGGCAATCTCCAGCGTGCCGGCACGCCCGTATGCCGAGCCGCCGGTGATGATCGAGACACCGTATCCGTTCCTGAAGCGGATACGCTCGTAGCTGCCGCTGTCCCACTGCTTGGAACCACCTTCACGATCCACGATCTGGTTGCTGCTATAATCGACGAGATTCATTGTCTTCTTCTCCAGTGAGCGTGTTATTGGAAACTGAGTGACCCCAGGGAGACTCGAACTCCCGTTGACGGAGTGAAAATCCGCGATCCTAACCTCTAGATGATGGGGTCAGTGAATGGGTGGGGAGGGATTTGAACCCCCTCAGTCATGGACGGCTGATTTACAATCAGCTGCAGCTCACCATCTCTGCGGCCCACCCGGATTCAGGGAGAGGGATTCGAACCCCCATAGGAGGCACCAAAAACCTCCGTCCTGCCGTTAGACGATCCCCGAGTCTGCCTCACACGGAGCGAGGCAGGAACCTGAAGCAGTAGCGGGAGTAGTTGTATCCCTCGTTGTTCACGTAGTAGTACTCGGGCTCCGCACCTCCGAGCCGCTCCACCACCCACTCCAGTGTGCCGTTTTGGGGGAAGAGCTCGGTGAAGGGGGTGACATTCGCATCCCGGGAGATGATTCGTCGGGGCTTCGACATCACGACGTTCAGCTCATCGTCTGAAAGGGGCTGGATGGGCGCGTGGGCCCATCTATCCAGCTTCCGCGCAGTCACAGTGTCGAACATGTATCGGGTATCAGTCATGCTTCCTCTGCGTGAGATTGAGACCAAAGTAAAAAAGCTCCGGGACCTGGACTCGAACCAGGGACCATTCGGTTAACAGCCGAACGCTCTACCAACTGAGCTATCCCGGAATATTGGACATGATCGGGATCGAACCGATGACCCTCGGCTTGCAAAGCCGATGCTCTCCCAGCTGAGCTACACGCCCGAACTCCACTAAGTATCTATCAGACGTCCATCGATCTCCTAACAAAGTCAACGACAACCGAGAAAACCATCAGGGCTGAGATTGTCATCATCACTGACACGCTGAACCTCCTGAATGGGACGTGTGGGGAACGATCCCACGACCGTCAGGTTAAAAGCCTGCTGCTCTACCGACTGAGCTAACGTCCCGTTTTCCTGTCCTCTACCCTTCTAATCTAACACTTCCGCATCTGATTTACACGACCAAGAATTCTTTTTTTTAGCACCCTCGGAGATAGTCTAGGACTTCCTGCAAATTGAGTTTCCTATTCTCAAGGAAACCTATCCATGTGTTGCAGTTCCCACACAGGATGCCCCTGATTCTACCTGTTTTGTGATCGTGATCGACACACCCTGAATATTGACGTGATGTGCCATCGAACTCAATCTGTTGTTTGCAGAGCTTGCACTTACCAGATTGACTTTCAAGTAACGCAGCTCTTTCTGGACCTGTCATCTTGTATCTTTGCCGTGTGTTCCTGCAGATACCGCACCAGAGTCCTCTAGAGCCAGGAACAACGTTTTCACAACCTTCAGATTTGCATACTTTTTTCATGTAGATAAACCACCATGAATATAAGTATGTAGCTCAAAGAGCAAGAGTTAGCACCCTCGGAGGGAATCGAACCCCCATACGACTGCTTAGAAGGCAGCGACATTATCCGTTATGCTACGAGGGCATTTGCCGTGGAACTTACCTAGTATAGACCACACTGGGTAGATTTACACGAGGTAAGTTCCACGGACTTCGTATCAAGGACCAACCAACCAGATCAACCAACAGGACGAGGGAGACGGAGGAGAAGGGATTCGAACCCTTGACACAGCTTTTCACCGTGTGTCCGCTTAGCAAGCGGGTGCCTTAGACCACTCGGCCACTCCTCCGGGAGTGGGGAGGCCGAAGCCTCCCCGTCAGGGTCACGCCACCTCGCGGCCGGCCTTGACAGCCTCGACCACCCGCTTCCCGATCTTCTTGTGGAGCTTCTGGATGTTGGGAAGGTTTCCAGTCGCCGAGACCGCGTTCCACAGCTGGACCAGCAGCTCACCGGTGATGACGCTCGTGAAGCTCGCGAGGCCGGACACCTGGTCAACGGTCCACGTGTTGGACTTGCAGTGGTCGGCCACCTTCTCGATCACCGACGCGAGGCCCGAGGCCGTGCTCGCCTTCACACGGTCCTGCACTGCATCGAAGCGGTCCAGGACGTCCTCAGCGCTCAGCACCATCTCGTACTTGGAGATGAACTCCGAGAATGCGATGGCTGCCTCCGTGCCCACGAACCCCTGCGCGATCGAGTAGACGAGGGGGTGCTTGTTGCCCGCGATCTTCGTGGGTGCGAGCTCCATGTGGGCCAGCGTCGTGTCGAGGCGGTGCCACGAGGCCGGGTTCGGGCAGACCGTGCCCGCTTCCACCGAGCCCGGGTCGACGCGCAGGTGGGCCGGGTTCTGGCGGATGAAGTCGATGAGGAGCGCGTCCAGTCCCGTCTCCTTCGCCCAGGTGATGAAGTCCTCGTGCGTGGGCGCGAGGTCGACCACCCAGAAGCGGCGGAGGAGCGCAGGGTCCATGTCGTTGACGTCGTACTCCGAGCCATGGTTCACCGCAGCGAAGACGCGGCTGCCGGGGTGGAGCTTGTAGGGGACGCCGTCCTCGTCGTTGCCCAGCTCACGGTCGAGGACCAGCTGGAAGAAGCTCTGCTGGACGCCGGGGAGCGAGCGGTTGAGCTCGTCGAGCATGACGACGCAGGCCTCGCGGCAGGCGCGGATGAACCAGCTCGGCATGCAGAAGGTCATGATGCCGTTCTTCTTCATGCCCTCGACGTCGGGGTAGCCGCCCACATCGCCCTCGGACATCGTGCTGCCGCGGACGTCGATGAAGGGGAGGTGGAGCTTCTCGGCGACCGAGCGCGCGAGCTGGCTCTTGCCGACGCCGGTGGGGCCGCGCATGAGGACGGCGATCTCGGGGGGAAGCTTAGGGGCGATGTTCTCGAAGGTCTTGATGTCCATGGTGTTTCCTGTTGTCCTGTATCAGAGTCCGTTGGTTGGTGTGTCCCTGTCTACTTAGATAACCTACCACATCGCGCGGCCCCTTGCACCGGGACCCAGAACTTTTTTTCACTCTTCGTCGTCAGTGTCTCCCACATCGCGGAGGGACCGGGGGTGCACGTCGACGAGTCCCAGCTCAGGGAATACGACGCTGATGTAGCCGCCAGCCGTGGGCTCTATACTAATGACAGTGCCCAGCGTGCCCACTGCAGCCTTGAAGTGGGTAGGCACGTGGACGCACCCCGCCGAGACGACGTTCTTGAAGACGAGCGTGTGCTCACGGGAGACCCGCACGAGCGCACCGGGAGAGATGTCGAAAGTGGTCTTGGGCTTCGCAGCTCTGAGCTCCCGACGGGAGGAGCCCATCAGGTCCATGTCCTTGCCGTGGGCGGGCTTGCCCTGTGCAACCTTCTGGGTGCGTGCAGTGCGCTTCGCTTCCCTGAGGGTATTGACTGCGGGAAGGGTCGTGCCCTCCTCACGCTGGGACTGCCGCGCCTGCTGCTTGACTGCCCACAGCTTCGAGCTCTTGCTTCGCATGGGTGCCTCTGGGAGGTGAGTTACTTGCCGGTGGGCTCCGCACCGACGTTCACCTCAGCAATAATATATATGAGCCAGGCATCCCCGAGGGGTTTGCCGGAGCCGACCCTTAATTTACCCAAAGAGCTATTATGTAGAGTAACTATCCCCTCATCGGGGACATCCTAAGTGTAGTACACCCAGGAGAGATTTACACTGGGACATCGTCTTTTTTAGCAGCTGCCGCCCACGCTGCTCTTCCATCCGCTCCTGCCCAGTGTGAGCGCTGCCTGCACGAACCCCACAGCGTCGAAGTCGATGGGAAGGCCTGTGATTCGGGGATCGTCCAGGACCTCCTCCATCATGACCTCGACCCGGGGGAGCGCCTCGATAGTCTGGGCGAGTGCCACGAGACCGTCGTGCGTCGGGTAGATGTGGAGGGGTCGGCCCGACGGCTCATCCATGATGCTCACCCGCACTTCGAACAGTCCGCGGTCCGCACCCACGTGGAGGGTCAGACCCTCGATCGTCTCATCCATCACTCAGCCTCCTTCTCGCCCGCGTCGGGCTCTTCTTCTGTGTTGAGCAGCATCACTGCCCCCATCATCTTGCCTGCAGTCTCACGGAGCTTCTCAGCATCCGCTAGAGCGCGCTTCAGTCGAGCCTCGAGCCCCGCGATCTCACGCAGCTTTTCATTGAGTGTCCTGTTGACCGCTGCACCATTGAGGCGGCCTGCCTCGTCGGGGGTGATGATGTCGTGGAAGTTGATGTCGATCTGCATCTCAGGTGAAGCACCCAGCATGGGTGCGATGAAGCGGGCCTGCGCCTCAGCACCTGCAGCGGTGTCCGCGTGGAAGTAGAGACCGCACCGAAGGGGGTGTCCCCAGTCGAACGCCTTGAAAGAGATGCACCAGGCACCGGTCGTGCCGGTCTTCTTGACATGCTCGATCGCCGGACGCAAACGCGACCAGAGGAGCCGTGCGCGCCGGGTCAGCGCTTGCTGTGATTCACCGGGGCGACGCCCCCTGACCGCGTCCTTCGCCGCGTCGAGGGTCCGAACCTCCAGCTTGTAGAGGTCGACCGGGTTGTAACCGAAGAACGGGTTGAGCTCGACCCCATGGAAGGGAAGCGGAGCCGCGAGGACGTGGACCTGCTTGTACCGAGTGTACTCGGACACCCACTGTTCCTGCTGGACGTAGTGGTCCTTCCGAATCCGCCCACGGGGTCCGGTCGGGTACTTCTCGCAGAGGTCATTGATGATTTGGGTCTTGGTGGTGTTGGCGCTCATTGCTTCCTCGATGGTCCTAGGATACCACAGCGCGGGTGGCCTTGCACGGGAGGGGAGCACTTTTTCCCCCGAAGGGGGAGGCTCATCATCATCCTACGCAAGCACCGCCGGACCCGACCAGACACGGTCGATTGCCCCTCTGTTTCCCACGGGAGACATCGCACCTCCGTGGAGCGCGCGCTGGGAACGCGCAGGGGCCTGTCGAGGGAATCCGGAGGGCCGACCGTGCCGAGCGCCCTCTCCCTCCCACTGTATAACTGTACCCTAGCAGCTGCAAATTTGCACGGGCACTCTCACAAAGTCTCCCCGATCGGCCTCACCCTCCAGGTCTCAATGTTGAGAACCCTTCCCGACTCGGAGTCCAAGATCTCAAGTGTGATCTCTGCCCGCCGCTCAGGCTGCGCCGGACGCATGATCTCACGTGTACCAAGAAAGATCCCACTCCCCTCCCCCTGGTTCCGAGTCCACTTCACTAGGCATCCTTGCCTCTTGGGCTCTCGGAACCAGGGGACGTAGGTGGGAGGCATCAGATCTCGATGCCCTCGGGGGAGATGAGCGCCTCGTCTGAGGGGGTGGACCTTCGACGCCTGGGGGAGCAGCCACAGTCGCACGGCTCCACTGAGAAGTACTGGGTGGTGATGCTACCCTCGATGTGGCCTCCTGCGGCAACACGATCCCGGACCACGATCCCCTTGCCCTTACACTCGCTGCACTTCGCCATGTCTAGCCTCCTCAGTTAGATCCACTCACTCTTCTCCCCCTGGGGGAGATCCCTCAGCCCTCGGTGCTGCCCCGACGAGCAGCAGCCCGACGGGCGCTGCGGCCGAAGTTCCAAGCCCGGAGGCCTCGACGCTCACGGGTGGGGACGTACGCCGTGAAGACGTCCGAGTTGAGGACCGCAGCAGCGCCGTCCGTGTAGGCACGCTGGAGGGCGGCCTGTAGCTCAGCGTTGCGCTCACGCTCGCGGTAGATGTCCTCGACAGCTCGCAGGAAGCGCTCCCGGGAGACGAGCTCCGTGCGACCAGTGTTGTTGCTGCTGCGACCGTTGTTGCTGTTTCTGCTCATTCGTGTCTCTCCTGTTTCTGTTATCCGTGCGGGGGAACCACTCCCACCGCTTCATCATGTTAGAATCATAACCCAGGGGGCGGGGATTTACACGAGGTCCTTTACATTTTTTCTCACACTATTTCTCACGCTATTCGTGACACTATTTCTCGCGCTGCTCACCACACTATTTCTCACACTACCCGTCACGCTAATGATCACGCTAATCGGGGGAAGGGAGAAGACGCTTTTTCTCACGCTGCTCGTCACGCTAACGATCACGCTATTCATCGCTCTCAACGACGGGCAGGAGGTGCCGCCGATCGAAGGGGCGGACAGCTCCACCAACAAGTAGCGGCACTCTGATCCCCGCGGGGTGGCATTCAGCAGACACATAGACGTCCACCACCACGCCCACACACCCAGCCCACTTGTGCGCCATCCACTCCATGGGGGTGTGAAATCTGTCGTCCCCCGGCGCGGGCGAGACGATGAATAGAGCGCCCGGGGGGAGAGGAGTCACTGCTCCACCACCTCGAGCTCTCGAAGGGGGCACCGACGAATCCACGTCTCCCTGCTACCTGCACATGTGACCAGCACCTCGACTGTCCCGTATTGGGGTTCCAGGGTCATGACGATCCCCGACATGACCGCCACGTGCTCGGGAGGCCCAGTGTACCAGTGGACACGGACGAGGGAGCCGAGAGGGGGGAGCGAGGTGGAGAGCGAGTGATGGCAAAAGGACATGTGATAACAGTACCACAGAGGGGGAGCGGTTTGCACACAAAATGAGGCCGCGCGGGGGGAGAGGGGGAGACGAGGTGCGCAGTGAGGGTGCAGGGGAGAGCAGTGGCGGGGGAGTGCGTGCAGTGAGGGGAGTGCGTGGGTACTAAGTCCGACAGCCACTGAGTATCTCTGTCCCCCTATGCCGGAGCTTGTCGGAGCTTGTGTAATATGTTTGTCACTTTTTGGCACTCTTTGTCACCCTCCGCCACCCCACCTTTTTCGAGCAGGGACTGCGCAGCGCTGATGGGCGTCGCCCCGAGGTGCCCCCTGCGCAGCAGCGGGTGACGTGGCTGATCGGCCACTGCCCACGTGTGACTGGGAGGAGTGGGTGGGGGCTAGGGGTCTGGGTCCTGCGCCCGACTGTGCTGGGCTCGTGCTCGGGCGCCTGGGCGCCTGGGAGTGCATTGGGTCTCCCCTTTATAGCTCCCCTCTAGTCGTCCCTGTAGCGAGAGCTCCCTTGAGTGCTTGTGTCCCCTTAGGGGCTCTTCTCCCCCTAGTATTTCTTCGTTTAAGCCGCGCCCGAGCCCGAGTCGACGCCCACTTTGGGATCAGCGCCTCACGATCGCGCCGGCAGCCTCGAGCTTTGGGATCACCCCGGGCGCCTTGCTGTAGGTGCGTGATAGTGGTGAGCTGCTCCAGTTCCCGTCTGTCGCCTCCCAGGATGACACCTGCCCGCAGTCGTCTGTTGGGTCGTCGGGTGTGAGGCGCTCTGGCTTGATGCCGCTGTAGGTCTTGTCGCTCAGTGCCATCGCGAGAGGGTCGATGTCCAGCTGCCGCTTCGAGACGTCGGGCCTCGCCGTGTCGTACGCCCTCCAGATCCTCTGCGCCTCGGGTGTGACCGTGAGCCTGTCGGGTGTGAGTCCTCCCCTGCTCTCCGTCGCCGCCTCAAGCGCGATGTCGTATAGTAGCGGTCCCCAGCCCGGGCGCGTCTCCCTCGTGAGCTGCACCACCTGTGAGCTTAGGCACTTGCCGTCGCTGCGGGACGGGGGTGCTGTGAGGATGCTTCCGTAGGGAAGACGCTTTGAGATCTCCAGCGCCGCCTCCCGCTTCGGTGACATCATGTTCTCCTCTATCCAGTCCGAGACGATCGTCGATCCGGGCATGATTCGCGTGAGCTCCTCGTCTCCTCCGCCCGCGTCAGTCCTCTTCAGCATGATCTGCGCCTCGAAGTCTGCCCCGCCCGAGATCTCGATGACGATCTGGAACGGGAGTCCCACCTCCCTCATTCCCTTGTTCGTCTCTATGATCCTGTCCGCGAGCGCGCTCGACTTGTCGGGTCCCGCCTCCTCGCGGAGTATCGCCCTTATTGCCTCGCGGAGTAGATTTGTTTTTTGCATGCCCATAAATATAATCCTGCCCACCGCCTTGCTATACTTAATACTATGGAAGTCACAGTCTCACACGTCGTCGGTCTCGGTCTCGCTGCACTCCTCGGGGGTGTGATTGGGCTCGAGAGGGACGTCCACGGTCAGTCAGCAGGCCTCCGCACACACATGGTGCTCGCCGTCGGATCCGCCCTCGCCGCCGAGGTGTCGATCCTCTACGCAACAGCGCTCAGTACCGGAGGAGATCCGGGGCGCATCGTCGCGCAGGTGGTGAACGGCCTGGGATTCCTGGGTGCTGGCGCCATTGTGCGGTATGGATCATCAGTGAAGGGTCTCACGACTGCGGCATCCCTGTGGACCACCGCCATCATCGGCATCGCGTGCGGGAGTGGGTTCGGCCCTCTGGCGGCAGTCGCTGCTGTGATGACGCTCGGGACGCTCTGGATCGTGGGAAATCTCGAGCACCGATTCCTCTCCACCCACCACATCCACACGATCGAGTTCAACCTCTTTGACCGCCCTGGCGTCGTGAGGGACCTGCGTGCCTCTGTGGAGGGGATGGGGGTGCGTGTCGTCTCCACCTCCGTCTCGGTGGCGGAAGGTCCGGGAATCTGCGTCTCCATGGTGGTTCACAAGCCCGACGATCTCACGATCGATAAAATCATCGGTGTCGCCCGCAGCACGTTCGGGGCAAAGTCTGTCCGAGTGGAGTGAAATCCTTGTGCTCTTCATCTTCCTGACACATACTTAGTCTCTTTAAGGGGAGATAAAATGTCACTAAATGTGAATCGTCTAGTGGTTCAGGGATCAGTGAGGATTGGATCACCTGCTCCTAGTGGTTGGATTTGGGATGCAGGAAGAACAGAAGCGGACCTCGTGATATCAGACGGTGGACGCACGGTGACAGACCTTACATTCGGAGAGGGTGTATACAACGGTTCCTCACTCGGAAATCCAGCGGTCTCAATTGGGTCTGAGCGAAAGATGTTCACTGTGAAGGTGCTGGGTGCAACACAGTACATGTTTGCAGGATTTGCCAATGTCATCTTCAGTTACTCGGGGCCGCTCATCGGATTCAACTCTGTCGGAGCTCGAAGCGATGGAACTGTGTACAACAGCGATGGTTCTGTTCAGACAGAGTCAGGTCCCACATTCACTAACGTCAACGATGTGGTCGACCTCGCGTGCTCGCCTGCCGACGGAGGAAAGTGGTGGTACCGCGTGAACGGAGGCGGGTGGAGCAGCGTCTTTGGTTACACTGGCGGTGATCCTGTCACAGACAGCCAAGGATTCTTTCTAACAACGACTGCTACTCCTGGGATCATATATCCGGCCGTCACTCCAAACTGCAATCCAAGCGTTGGCAGCATTCCGGGTGTCTGGACAATTCTAGGCACGCCTGGCGGGTCAGTTCCAGCTGGATACACATTCGTGGCATGATTCAGGACCTCGTTTTCACCTCCTCGGTCACACTGCCCGTCGGTCTAATCGAGGAGGTGATGCGGCTCAGGGCGCTCGATCCGAAGTCCCGTCGCAGAAGCACACGTGGCGGTTGGTCATCAACGACAAGCGGCCCGAAGACTGAGCAGTTTCCCGACCTCGAGCGCTTTCTTCGCGATGTGAGAGCCGATAGTTTTTGGTTCAACATCAATCCTCCGGGATCGTGCAACGAGTGGCACACGCACACCGGATTCACTTCTTCGGGTGTTCTATACCTGCAGGCATGCAGTGGGTCTGGGGATATTCAATTTGATGTCGTGACTCGGGAGACTCCGCAGACGTTTTCAATCTCACCCACACCAGGACTTCTTATCACATTTCCCTCGGATCTCTACCACAGGGTAGGGAAGAACGAGTCATTAGAAGACAGGATCTGTCTTGTCTTTAACTCACACCTTGCGCAGGTAGTCCGGGTTGAAAAGGACGATCTTATCGCCCACTAGGCATCGATACTTTCTCCCCCTCACCGGATCCCACGCATTGGGCCTCACTGAGATGAACAGCGCGACATCCTCCTTCGTGAAGTGCATCTCCGCCACGATGTTGTCGTTGCTGTCAACAACGTGCCCGTTGCACCAGTTCAGGCCTTGGACGAGCCGCATCAGCGATCCGGGATCAGGAACTTCAGGTGTCACGGTGCTGCTCGATGTTGTCATAGTATGTCTCGTACAGCTGACCCCCGATGAGGACATGGGCTCGCCTGTGGACTTCGCCGTGGAGGCTTACTAGAATTCCCAGCGTTCCCTTCAGCAGTTCCACCACGTGTGTCGTGGAGAGATTTCTTGCGTGCACAGTCTCGAACATCGCAGGACGAGGAGAGATTTTCACCAGGTCTCCCGGATTAAGCATTGTTCACCGCTCTCAGAGTGAATATCAAGTTGGTGCTGCAAAGCCTGAACCATTACCCTCATACGTTCACGATGATCCGCATTTGTCATATCAAAGAAAACAATGGCATTCTCGTCTGGATCCGATACACGAATACCTACAGAACGAACACCAATCTCCAACTCAATCCCACCATCCGACGTTTCAAGAATATAGATATCGCTGCTCAGGGCTCATTCTCCTTCTCTTTTCACTCTGGACTCGACCTCATCGAGGTAGAATTGTAGGCAGCCCTGGGGCATTGGCTGCACGGATACGATCTCATTGGCGATCAGGGATGGGTATACCTGCCGGGCCTGCCATGGGTGGGTTACGGCTTCCGGTGAGGAGAACACCAACGATTCCGGAATCCACTCAGGCTCCCGATCTGGGCAGGAAAGCAGGTAGTAGGTTTGTGCCTCCCTACTAGGATCAGTATCAATAACCAGCGCAGAGAGTGGGCCCGTTGTGGACCAGATCCATGCGAGATCGCCTGTCTCCAGATCCACAGGATCTTTCTTGTTCATGATAGTGGCTCCAAATCTGAATCATGCAGCTCCACGGTGAAACCGCCTGAGAGGTATATGCACTTGCCCGGCATGTTCTTCGTATCGATCAGCAGTGCAACTGCTCCCACATGAAGGGGAGTGTACACGGCAGATCCCATTCCTGCAGGTGATAACTTGTGCTGCACGAGCTGAGGCACCCATATGCCGTAGGGATTCTTGTACATGTGCTTGGCAGGCACATCATACTTGAGAGTGTAGCACTTCATAATCATGCACAGTCAGCTGTGGAACCATTCTGCCTCTGCGACTTCAACAGCAGCATCGGATCGTGCATCAGACCTTCCAGTCTGATATGCATCCTCCCAAATCTTACGAACAAGAGCCTGTAGACGCTCCATATGATTTTCTGAAATCTCCGGACAATCATACGGATCATACTCCGGAGAACTCAAATACCAACTCTGAATAGCAGCAGACGCTTCATCAGAAGAGGAAATGACAGGAGCTGGAACATTCTTCTTTTTCTTCATAGCAGCACCTCGACT